ACACGCCTCGTGAGATCCGAACCCTGCTCCGCAAGATGGCTCGGGAAGAGAATGCTCGCATCGACCGGGAAGTCATCCCCGGCAACAAGAGCCGCTACGCCTGGGACGGCCCGGATGACCCCGAGGTCAAGGCGATTCTCAAGGCAGTCAAGGGAGGCGAAGTCGAGGCTGGCAAGAAGGAGGCTCTCGACAAGCTGAAGGCTGACAAGGCCGCCAAGACCGCCGCTGAGGGCAAGACCGCCAAGAAGGGCAAGGCCAAGAAGGCTGCCCCTCCGGTCGATGATGACGACGATGAGCTCGAAGAGATCGACGACGACGACGACGAGTGACATCCACATTCCTCGCTACCTGAGGAACTAGGGAAGGGCCCTCCTTCGGGGGGGCTCTTTCTTTGTGTGTCGTTATCGATCACGTTTATCCCTACGTCTTGAGGATATAGATCATGCATGATCAATCAGCGCCTAATTTCCGTCATCCCTACGGCGATTTAGGAGCATACACACGGCAATGCCCGCACTATTCATCGAGCGATATGCAAGACAAACAGTGCGGGCAAATACCGGGGATTCAGATGCCTTTCTCGGGCAACAGATGAGCATTCGTGTTGAGGGGCTTGTACACCTGCAAGTAGGTTGCCAGCGAAACGACCATGCCGAAGAATGCGGCAATCAGAGTTTCTTTCGAGAAGACGGCAGTACCGTCGGCAACAGTTGCAGTAACGACGGCAGCATTCACCGCTGAGAGCACGATGTTAATCGCACCTTTCCAGAGCGGATTCAGATCCACCTTCGTAATCAACCCCACTACGATGGGGATGAAGAGGGAGACGACCGCAGTCACGGTCAAAGCTGAGAGCTCGAGGCTCGCAACCGTATCGTTGGGCTGAACCTCACTCGTCTGAGCCAGGACCACACCAGGTGCAGCGATGACTCCGAAGCCGAGGAAGGCCGCAAGCAGCCATTTGCTAATCTTCTGTTTCACTTGGATAGTCCTCCAGTAGTGATAGTTGGTTTGGGTTGGCGTCTGACCATCGGAACTCAAACCCTCGTGGGTCTGGACCGAAGGCCTCGTAATAGCGAGCTACCTTGTCTTCGAGGTGGTCTAGACGAATCTTCATCTGCGTCATCTCAAAGTCTTGTTGCTCCCTATGCCTCTCGCACGCCAAGCGAGATTCTCTTTCCGCTACCAACTCGTCATGTGTGGTACGGAGTTCGTGTTGAGTCTCCTTGTGCTCTTCTTTCAGGATACTCAAGTCCTCTCGGATGTCATCGACATACTCGCTGTAGAGCTGTTGAGCACTATGATCCTGCTTTGTTTGCTCTTGAGCTTGGATTGATTTGCCTGCTTGGCGAGCAGTGAAGAGGACACCGGCAAGGGTAAGTATCGAGGCAAGGATAACCCCTACATCACCCAGGTCGATGTTCATAGACTTGAACTCCCTCCTCTACCTCGATTTCTGGATGTACCAAGGAAGCCACCCAGAAGATGGCATAGAGGTAGACAATCCAAGTTGAAAGAGCAGCCCAACTGATCGAATCTAGGTCATGCAACCAGTTCTCCGAGATTAAGGATGCCCACCAGAAGAGGTTGACAGTAAAGACAAAGAAGTGAGCCACCAGCCAGTTGCCTTGGCGGGGTTGCCAGAGGGTTATGGCTAGGCAAAAGATGCTCACCGATGTCCAGAATGCCCACACCCAGATGGGTGCGATGTCGAGGGCAGTGTTGAACAGCTCTCGGTTCCTATAGATCTCTGGCTCAAAGATCAAGGGCTCTAGGTTCATGGTCTGAGTAACCAGTAGTACAGCTAGCCAACTTCGATAGGGTCGAGCAATGGGTCTGTTACTAACGATGGTCAAGACCAGAACCTTAAACGGTTCTAGGGCCTGTTCCGCCTTCATCAGGTGAGCGGGATTTCCAGCAACACGTCCCATGTCTTCGGGCCCACGATGCCATCGACGGTCATGCCGAAGAATGCCTGGATTGCTCTGACTCGCTCTTCAGTCTTGGCGCCAAAGGCCCCATCTTCAGTGAGGTAGCCCCACTGATCGTTGGGAGCAATGAAGTTGGCATTGATGATGCCCTGCATCTTCTTGACTCGACCTCCTGTACTGCCTCGACGAAGAGTTGTGATGTTGACCTCGATCATGTGAGTACCTCCTGGTACAAGTACGGGTGGGGTTGGCGGGGGATCGATGATGACTGGAGGGGTAGGGTTGGGGGGTACAATGACTGGAGGCAGTCCGCCGAGCTTCTCCTCGATCGGCCGAGCATCACTGAGCATCGTATCCAAGAACTCAACATGGATCCAAAGAGCCCAGCTCTGGCCCATACCATTCGGAGAAGGCGATTGCACCTTCCATCCGTCGCTGCCCAAGGGTCGCCCAGAAGTCCCAGGAGGACGCCAGATCAGTGAGCGGCGGTAGTGATGAATGGCCTGGACGCCAGTCTCACGGGATGTTGCAATCAACCAGGGGATGATCTCAGTGTCAGCCACGAAGAGGCCCGGGCCTGGGTTCTCATACCGCATATCGGGAGAAGCCCCGAAGGCATGTGTGGAAGCTGATGCGCCACCGATGATACTGCGGTCACCCTCACATCCCAGGTACATCAAGCCCCATCGTTGCTCAAGATACCGCCTCATTGAGACAGCAGCCCCGGTGCAGGCTTCGAATGGAGGTCGACTCCAGTCGTACCCCTTTGGGTTCTGTTGGTAGTTGTAGAATTCGGTTTGGATAGCCATTGTACTCCTTAGGCCGGGAGAGCGAGGTGGCTAATACCATCCCGCCATTCTGATGGGAAAGTGAGCTCGTAAGTCCACTTCATTGTTGAGGAGACCGACTTCGTAACTTCGCTCCCCAGAACCGATCGAGACCAGCAGTTACCGCCTCCGATGGGGAATACCCCCCCGGAGGTGTTGGTAATGCCCCGCGGGCTGGAGGAGGAAAAGCTCCAAAGCTTACCTCCTTCATAGAAGACAAAGCTAGGAGTATAGATTGAGGGGTTATTACCGGACATCCTGTCTTGAGGCGAACCTGCCGCATCAAAGAACATGTAAGCCCGGTGCCCAATGCTAGCGCTAGAGCCTTGGTAGTTAGAGGTAACTGGCCAGGGAGAGGCTCCAGTCTCCGTGTAGCTGCCCCCATAATAAGACCCGTAGTTTTCGATGAAAGTCCCCGCAGTGTCCCACTGCTCAAGTCCCCCCAGAGTGTCGATGAAGAGGTCAGTACCATCAGTTGTGATACCTCCCAGGTTCCATGCGCCGCCTCGACCAAGGTCGAAACTTGCATTCAAGGCTCCGGTAGTTGTGTCGAATCGATAGACTCGTGTCTGCCATGCAGCACCAGTACCCAGAGCAATTCCTGCCGAGCCGAAGCATGCATAAACGTTAGAGCCGATCACGCAGCACCCGGCATTTCCCCCAGTTGTGGTAGTAATAGTGGGGTCTAGCTGAGTAGTCCACTGCTTCGTACCCGCTGAGTTCCACTTCGAGATGTTCAACCGAGCATACCGGGGAGCATAGCACATGTACCAGTTACCGCTGCCATCCTTCCAGAGTTGATACTGAAAGGTTGAGTTAGCTACAGTTGCAGAACTGCTGTTTGAGCTAGTCCACGAGATACCGTTCAGGGTAACCTCTGTAGTAAGGCTTACTCCAGAACCATCCCACCAATTACCCATGTCCACAAAGTCTGCTTTCAGGGCACTTCTAACATGCATGGTAGTGCTGACTACATCGATGTAATAGATCTTGGTCGAATCGATGTAGGTCGGGTAGAAATATGAAGGAGATACAGTGTTTGGGAAGGGAACATTCAGGTAGGGCTTTTCTCCATCGGCCCACTGAGATCCAGTAAGAGCAATTCGAGTCGCATGATAACTAACGTTATTGATGTTAGCAATGGCCAATGAGTTGAAGGCTCCATTTCCTTGGTTCTCATTGAAGTCCCACACCAGCTTGAGCGAGTCGACTCCCAGTTCGGATTGGGCTTCATTGATCTGGCCTCGTGGGCCCGACGCGGGGACAGAGCCAGCCTTCCATCGAGTACCATAACCCAGAACTCGACCAGTTGCCCAGTGAGATGCTGTGTTCTCAGCCACGGCTGAGCTAAGAGAAACCATGGCCTCGTTGGGCATACGGGGAGGGATCGACATGTCTTGCCCCATCCAGACACTGGACAATAGCTCAACATCATATGCCGCGGCCCCCAGATGGACCCACCGTAGGCCCGCTTGGAACTGAGCCGCATTCCACCATTTCAGGGCGTTCAGGTACATAGGAGTCAGGTAGTTCTTGGACTCGATGCGATCCTTGACTCTGCCGGTATGTCGATCGAGCAGTTCGACTCGGTAAGCACCCTGCGGCACCCCGATCTCATCTGGGTTGATCTTCAAGATTCGGTCCTTCGTGGTCATGGCGTAACCTCTGCAACTTCGTAGGTGATGGTACCAGAAAGGACAACGTCAGAGTCGCCCCAGGCAATTAGGTTGGATTCAGTAACGGGCCCCGTAAGCCCATCAGCTTCGAGCCGGATAGTGGTTGCTCCCACGATCTTTACAGCAACGGTCTTGGTTGTACTGCTGGACGAATCTTGGGCAATGCCGTTGCCAGCAACGTATTCTTCAGCTCCATACCAAGCAGCAGCTGCAGGGCACTCAGGGGGAAGGTCTAGTTCATAGATCCCCGTACCTGGGGCACTGCCCGATGAGCCGAACTTGACAAAGTATGCCACTGTTGCGAGAGTACCCTCTTTGGTCCATCGGCACTCAAGAACAGGCCCAGTACCGATGGTCGGAGGAGTAGTAGTGGCATCAAGGGTAGGTACGTGAGAAGTATTCCATTCTCCGAATCGACCAAACTCAGTCCAGACGCCCGAGGCTCCGTCATCCTCAAACACCCATTCAACTCGGTCATCCATCGTCACCGCCCTCATCCCGAAGGTAGTGTTGACCCCGATTTGGGTATCTCGGTCAGTAGCATCAGTATAAATACCAACAACCTGTGATTGGATCAGACCGTCAAACTCTAAGGCCGAGGGGTTCTCCCCCGACGACCAGTCTTTAAATCCTGTCATGTGTTCTCCTTAGTCAGGGGGCGAAAGGACACCAGGTCCATCCAGGGTACCAAAGACGGGGTCGCCAATGGTGAACGGCATCAGATACCGGTCAGTTACGTAAGTAACCAATGTGCTGACCGCAGCCAGAGTCTCGCCATCCTCCAAATCCCGGTTAGGTGTGATACCCAAGAAGGTTGAACCGTTCATCAGGACCGAGTAACTGTCAGTGGTTACTAGGGTAATGCCGAGGCTTGTAATGTCATCAAGGGTCTCACTCCAGAACTGGCTTGGCGTATTGACAACGCCGACCCCGACTGCACCCCGAGTGAGAAGCCATGCTCGAGCCTGCTCAACAGGAACTGAGATCGTGCCAGCTCCATCGGTAACCTGAGCAGTCCAAGTGATGGTGTGGGAGCCCTCTTCAACATCGCCAGCAAAGCTAGGCCAAGAATACTCAACCTGGTCACCATCAGCGAATACGAGGTCTTTAGTGCCACCATAGGGGTTACCATCGACTCGAAGCTGAAAGCTAACCGTACCGGTTCCGCTAGCCACTCCGATAAAGTGACCGCCCGTAACATATGTACCCGTACCGGTCGAGGTGATATTGATCTCACCCCAGTTGGTCGTTGAGGCAGTAATGTTGAGGACATCTGTATTTGTATCGACTACGATTGCGACTGAGTTATAGTCAGTTGTTCGATCGCCCCCCGTTGCAGCTTCGACTAGGCCTTCATTCAAGTAGGCAAGTTCAATGGTGTCTTTACCAGGGCTAGTTGGGTTAGTAACGAGTCGAACAACGCGAGTGCTGACTTCCACACCGAGAAGCTCATCGTTGACCAGGACATAGTCGCCAACTCCGAAGTCATCGACATCCGACCCGGTCAACCTACTGAGGTTGATAACGTCGCCAGAGTACTGAATCGATGGCTGCGCTAGTTGAGCAAGGTAGGCAACAGCTGCGTCGTACAATGCCAACTCGGTAAGGAAAGAGTCATCAACCCATGTGAAGTCTTTCCTGTACTGGGCCTTAGCCTGAGCTAAGGTGAGCCCCTGAGCAACGTACCAGCTGTAGTCCTCAATGTAAAGCTGCCCCGTGGGGTTAACAGCACTAACGTTCAGGTCATTAGCACCATAGGGGTAGATGCGGGTTGCCTGAGGAGGCCGGTAGGTTCGCTTCAGGTTCTTGATGTTGTGACCATAACTAAACCCTACACCCTGGTTGACACCGATCTCAGGGATGAACTCTACTGTCTTGTTAACAGTGTCGAACGAGATTTCGTAGCCAGTAATAGCAGCCCAAGCCCTCAAGTACTCCAGTACGGTGGCATCGATTCGCTCAGCACTATACAGTGTAGCGTTCACGGGCGGGTTGATTTGGGTCCATCCTGAGTTCTTCAGGATTTCTGTGACCCCGTCGGCAGTATCTTTGCCCAAGATCGCAATTGGTCCGGGCTTAGTAAGCCAAGTCAACTCAATCCACCGAGCATCAGCCTTGATGGTTCGGACGGTAGGGTGTTGATCTTCGTAGTCTCGAGTACGATAGAGTACGTTCTCAAAGCCGATCAGGGTGTCAGCCATGATGAAGTTCGACTTTGGATCGTCTCTACGGATTCTGAAACTGAGCTCATGGAGGCCCTGCAGCTGCGTCTCGATCTTCAGGTCGGCAGCTTCAGTCAATATCATCGACTTAGTGCCATCCAACCCGTAGAGAGTAATCTCCAGGTCCCCGACTTCGGGGAAGTCGTTCATCGGTACATGTCCCTCCACGTGATGTCTGCAGTCCAGCTACCAGTACCAGTCAAGGTGATCGTGACTGAGTTTGTCCCCGGCTGCAGTTTGGGGAATGTACCTGAAACACCCGCCATCGAGAGGTTGGCGACATCAAAGCTGCCGTCGACGTCGGGGTCACCATTAGCTGTATCCTCAACAACCCGAGCAAGGCAGTTAATGTTACGGATAACTCCGCCCGCAAGCGTAGCTGTGTGGGTGAGTGTATCGTCACCGATAGTAACCTCCGCAACTGAGTTAGCTCCAGCCGTACCAGAGATTGTAATGACGGGTCGAACTTCAACATCGCCGTTGACCTCAACATTGAATGTCTTGGCACTGGTGACTGCGACCTCATTATGCGACTGGATTGCTGTAGTGAAAGCGTAGGGAAGTGCTAGGAATGGGAGTTCGAACAGGCCGACCTCACGCCACTCATCGATATCTGGCGCATCCCTTAGCGTAACCCAGTTGAAGACATCAGGTTCATCGCTGATAACCATCTTAACAAAGCCGGATTTGTCAACCCAGTTGGCAACCTCACGAATCGCACCCCGCCTGTCGAGGGGGTAGCTGTCTGCAATGACCGCGCATTCAAGAGTAATCTCCCTCATGCCAGGTGCTTCGGGAAACAGCCACCCCCCCGGGAGGCCCGGTACTTCCTCGACAGTATGTCGCCTTGAGCCGACGAGTCGGCGATTCACGACTTGGCAAAGAAACTCAGGGATGGTCGATGAGGCCACACCATCGATAGAGACTGCGTATCCTTGATTATGACTGGGCACTGAGTACCACCCGCTTTCCCTTAGCCGCCATCTGGCGGTACGTTTCATCGGCGAGTCGACGACTCATCGACAGAGCTTCCTCTTCAGTCGCCTCCATGCGGTCAACTGCAAGCAACGGCCCCTGTACAACCATGCCTCCTCCTGCAGCTCCTGCCTCTGAGGCCAAAGCAGCGGGGGTTAGTCCTACCGAGGGATTGATCGCTGGGATATTCTTGCTAAGCCCCTGCATCTGTCGCAAGTCCCTAGCCAAGTTGCCTGCAGTCAGTGCTGCCTGGTCTTCGATATCGAACAGGGCCTCTTCAATGAAGCTGGGGCTGTTAATGCCCAACCCCGACTTGAAGCCATCCCAAAGTCCTCCACCAAAGTCCTTAGCGGCGTTGAATGCATCCCCGATCAACCCAGTGAAGGCACTGATGACATCACCCAAGATTCCCGTGATCAAGCCGGGCAACCCGGTGATGATACTGAAGATACCATCGATGATCGACTGACCGATGTCAGCTGCAACCGAGAAGAAGGACCCGACGAAGCTGAAGGCAATGTTCCATGCCTCCTGCAAGAAGCCGAGGATTCGACCCGGCAGCTGCAAGATGAAGTCAATAACCCCCTGCAAGAAGCTCATGCCGAGGTTGATGCCAGCTGAGATAATCTGGGGTCCCCAGGTCACTACAGCGTTAAACATTCCAACTACGGCATCGATCATTCGACCGGGTAGCTGAGTGATGAAGTCAACAATGGCATTGAAGACACTGATGCCGAAGTTAATAGCCCAGGAGATGATCTGGCCACCAATATCGATCACCGTTGTGATGATGGTCTGCCAGATATTGAACCAGAGCTTAACCAGCTCAAAGCCCCATCTAACGATTGAGCCCAGGACGAAGCCGATGGCAAAGCCAATCCGTCGAGGCAGTTCAGAGATGAACTCCTGAACCGCATCTAGCGCCAAGCCAAAGGCCGAGCTGACGATGCCGGGAAGCTTACCCAGGAATTCTGCAGCCTTACCTGGCAGTTCCTGGAAGAAGTTAATGACAGCCCCGATGGCGTTACCTACGTCTTCAGCTATGCCCTTAAAGCCATCGACTATCCCGTCCTTAGCCCCCTGGAAGGCCTCGGTGATATCAGCCCAGAGGTCGCTAAAGAACTGCGGCAAGCCTCGGAAGAAGTCAAGGATGGCATCCCAGACCTTCTGGATATCCTGCCAGAGCTTGTCAACGAACTTCCGGAAAGCCTCATTCTTCTTGTAGAGAACGAAGAGGGCCACACCGAGTGCGATGATGGCAGCGATGATCAAGAACACCGGGTTCGTCAAGAAGGCTGCACTCAGCAGTCGAACGCCGCCAGCAGCAACTCGAGCAACTCCTCCGATAACTTTGAATGCCTTGCCGAGTTCACCAAAGACTCGGATCGCTCGAATGATGTTGCCAATAGTCAGCAGGAACAACCCTGACATCAAGGACAGGATACCAACGACTGCGATCGAACCAAGAATGAATGTCTGCAGCCCTCTAGGCAGTGCACCGAACCATAGTACAACTTCACGGAGAATTTGAACCAAGTCGGTCAAGAATGCCTGGAATGGTGAGCCTGCCTCGATGAACGTAGCCTCGAGAGCAGCCTTGAGCAGGGTGATTGCGCCAGACAGGTTGTTCAGTCGCTCAGCAGCAACGTCTGCTGCAGAGATACCCTGGATCTGGTCATTGATCGCGTTGAAGCCTTCAGCTCCCTCGCCTGCCAAGATAGCAGCTGAGTTAACCGCTCGAGCACCGAAGATCTTGTTGAGGGCTTCCAACTTCTGCTGGTCGTTGAGCCCCTCCATCGATGCACTCAACTCATCGAACACTTCAGCCAGAGGTCGAAGCTGACCGCTAGCAGTAAAGAACTTGTTAGTTCCGTCCTCGGTAATCAAACCGAGTTCCTTCATCTGCTCAGTAGCCTGCTTTGTTGGCGAGGCCAACTGCAGGAAGATACGGCGGAGGGAAGTACCCGCCACCGATCCATCGATACCCCGGTTACCCAAGATAGCGATGGCGGTGGCCAGGTCCTCAACAGACACCCCCAACTGCGCAGCAGGAGCACCTGCGTAGGTGAAGGTATTTGCCAGGTCATCAACATCGATGGTCGATGCGTTAGCAGCACCGGCCAGGGTGTCAACAATCTTGGTTGCATCCTCGGCTTCTAGGTTGAACGTCCTCATGACGTTAACCAAGGTCTCAGCCGCTTGAGTCAGAGGGATGTCACCGGCAGCAGCAAGCGAGATCGAGGCGTCAGCCACACCTCGAATAATCTCGTCAGCGCTCAAACCAGCCTTGGCAAGGTCGACCATGCCTGCTGCAACTTCAGTGGGGCCGAAGGGGCCCTTCTTACCCAGCTCGATGGCAGACTCACTGAGCTTGTTGATCTCGTCGTCGGAGGCTCCTGTAACCGCCTTGACGAAGCTCATCTGCTTCTCGAACTCGGCACCCTTACTGATGACGTAGCCGAATGCGCCGACCAGAGCTGCGCCCATGATAACGCCAGACTGACCTGCGTTTCGCAGGGCCAGGTCAGCGCTCTTCAGGTCGTTGGTGTCGATCTCGACCTTACCACGAGCTGTGCCCAGGTTATAGATTGCCATGTTCACCTCCTACTTCGTGGGTGGACGACGCATCTGCTTGAAGCGCACTTCGTCCGGGGCTTGAAGAAGGGAAAGGAGTTTCCTCTCCCTCTTCCGTTTGACGTCCTTGTCGTTCTTTCCTTCAATCTTCTCAAGCTCAGACGTCACGTGAGAGCCCCATAGCCCAACGACCTCGTCGAGGCAGTAGGCATAGTAATCATTGTCGATCCCAAGCATCTCACTGGGTCGAACCTTCCAGGTCTTAGCTTCCTGGTACAACTTCCATGTGTTGACCAAGTTCTTTACGAAACTTGGCCAGGTCGGCAGAACCTCCAACTGCATACTGGAAGATGAAGATCTTATCGGTGAAGTCCACTTCATCGACGTAGAGCGTGTCAGGATCGCGTTGGGAGAATGGGATCGGCTCGCCTTCGTCATCGACCGGCATGGCCTCAACCGCAGGCTCGACTACGCAGTATACGGTAACCGCATCCATGAGCTCCATCATCTCATTCAGCATCTCAGGGTCATCCTGGATATTGAAGTCGTCGTTGGTGGGCACGGAGCCCTTCTTGATCGCGTCGTTAACGATCGGGAGCAGAGAGTTAGGAATCATCCCCTGCTTGATGAACACCTGAAGCCCCGGCGCCCTGACGAGGCAGGTGTTACCGCTGGGAACAACAAGTGGGGTGCCCTCTACCGACTTGGCTTTCCATGCGGAAGCTGTTGTCGGAGTCGAGGACACCTTTGGCTTGGCGGGGGTGACCCGACCGGTTGAATTCTTCTTGGCAGTTGCCATCTTCCTGACCTCCTGGGGTTCCGAAGATTGTGTGGGGTTGGATTAGGAGGCGGCTGCGCCGTCTCGGATTGTGGTAGCGATGACTGTACCGCCTGTTGCCAGGGCGTCATCGATGGCGAGCAAGGCCCAGTTCGTGTTGCCGTAGTTGCCTGCGTACTCAACGTACCAAGCACCCGCTGCGCCAGTGACGATGAGGTCGCCAGCAACCGGGGTGGCCAGTGCAATGAGTGCCGTCTGCATGTCGGCAGCCGTGATGTCGAACGCGAGTGCCGAGGTGGTCTCTCCGGCGATGGTGATGGTGAACGTGCCACCCGTCGCATCGCTGACAATCAACTGGAGCTCGTTCGTTCCTGCGGTCAGCGCCGAGGAGGTCTCATTCCAGGTGATCTCGTAGAGCTCATCGTTCGCGTTGCCGATACCTTCGCCGCTGCAGCTGGTAATGAAGAAGCCGCCATCGGCGAAGTCTCCCTCGAGCTGGTCGGTGACCTTGGCCTTGAAGATCGTAACATGGGTGTCGCCATCCACGTCATTGATCGACTGGCCCTGGATCATGAAGTACGGTCGTGACTCGGTCACAAGCTTCTTCAGGGACTTGGTCTGGTTCGGGGTAGAACCAGTCTGGCTGAGGGTACCACCGGTCATGACTTCCCAGGCTTCGAGGCTGATACCACCAGCTTCGAGGTCCCAGTTGACCTTTGGCCCCTTACCATGAATCGCTACGTCTCGGTCGTCGCCTCGGAGTGTCTCGAACTCCTCAGCTTCACTGAAGCTAAGAGTCTGAGCAGCCGGGAGGTCAACAGCGGAGCCGAGCGATCCGTCGGAGTTGATCGGAATTACCTTGACATCTCTGATGCCATAGGGCAATGCCGGATCGCTGAGTGCCATATGTTATCCTTCCTTGTGGGAATTGTGGGGCTTGTGTGGTGCCTTAAACTGAAGCGTCTCGATGACTTCCCCAGTCGTGAGGCTGAAACGATGAAGGACCACGTTGCCCGGTCGCTTCCCACACCAGCGACTGTCGCAGGCAACTTCGATAACACCGAAGCTATCTTCGACAACGCGGGCATGGAGTTTGTTCGAGCATCGAAGTTCCATCGTCCCTACGCTTCCTTATTGCTTGGGCTTCGCCCGCTGCGATGATCGGGTTACTGACTTGACCGCAGGCGCTGGGGACTCATCGGGAGAGCCCTCAGGTTCTGCTTCGCTCGCAAGCGTCAAGAATGCTTCAGGGAGAGGATTCCCAGCTTCCTCTGTGACTTCTTGTTCCGGTGCGGGCGTCTCCAAGACGGTGAACTCGTCTGGAAGCATCTTGACGAGCGTATCACACGCCCCGTCGTCCATCTCCAAGGTAAAGCCATTGGCCTTCTCGAAGACGAGGGGTTCAGCGAGGGTAAGACCCAAGCCGAGATTGTTGACTGCCTGCTGGTCGAGAATACGACGATGCGTGTCTCGCTTGGCAAGGTATTGAACTTTCATGAGCCCTCCTAGGGTTCTCTGACCGTTAGCTGGATGCGACAGTACTTCAAGATAGTGCCCATGTCATCATCTCGGAAGTCTTCGCTGTCTTCAACCCAGGTAGCTCGAACGATGCCATTGGCCTGATCAACCACACCATCGAACTGGCCTCGGACTAGGTCGAGGATGGTGTCAATCTTCATGTAGTCGCCAGGCGTGTCATGGGCGAAGATCTGGTAGGAATCGGTGTATGCCTGGTTGCGGTCATCACCGCTCAACGTAGGCAAGTGAGCCAAAGCTCGGGTTACCAAGAAGGGCTTAGTGGTCGGCGCAACATCGAGGCTGGTGCTCGAGTAAACCCTAGTACCAACCAAAGCCTGCAGTGACGCATTTCCGGTCGTTAGGCGAGAGTATACCCATGTGCGACTACTCATAGAAGATGATCCTATCCATCATGCCTTTCATCTTAGCCAAGACGTCAGGTCCCTTCTGTTCGATTGTTGGGAGGATGATCGCATACTTACCGCTCCATCGAACCTCCAGCCAAACACCATAATCAACGGTGTGGAATAGCTGGACAACGATGAGGTCTCGTTCTTCCTGGACCTCGGCTGTCAGCCCCTCTCGAGCTGCACCAGTGCGATTCTCCCAAGGCGCCTTGGACTTAGCGTGGGATTCGAGGTCCTTGGCTACTTCCTCGGCAATCTCCATCATCCGGTCTCGCATCTTGAACTCAAACTGAGCCAGCCCTCGCTCGAGGGTGTTAGTCTCGAAGAAGCCCTTGGATGATCCAAAGGTTCCGTTCCTGTTTCGGATGCGAGTGCCCATGTTAACCTCGGAAGAGAACGCCGGCTTGACCCCGGTCCCATCGTCGAGGGGAAACGAACTCAACCGTATATCGACCCACGTCGAGCCGATCTGTACCGGATGCATCGAAGTAGTCGTTGGCTAGGATATCAGTTTCTCCGTCGAAGATCAAGACGTAGTGGATATATTCCACCTTGTCTTCACCAAACGACTGAGGGTTAAACCGGTACTCTTGAGTCAACCGTCGCTTGAACGGGTAGAAGTAGAACGTCTGAGGTCCCACTGCAGTAACGCCCGTCTCGATTCGACCCCCTGCAGCCGTCGCAGCAAATGTGGGGCGCTGAAGATCGATGGTGATGGGGTCTTCACTGATGAAGTGGTCAAGCAAACGGTTCCGAACCTGCTGCTCAGTGAAAGCGGCCATTAGCTCTGAGCCCCGATCCTGTTCGAGTGGTTATCGCTAACCCTCGAGATGTTGCCCTGTCGGGCTCGTCCTCGGCTGGGTGTAGGAACCCATCCAACAAAGCGATCCATCATGCGGATAGCCTGTCGGTGAAGTTCACCCAGCTCTCGGGCTGCGTTACCTTCGTTGACGTTGACAAGATTGCTGTAGTTAGCAGCCTTCTCCTGCCAGCCCCAATAGGCCGCAGCTTCAACCACGTTGTTCCCCTTCTCAAGGAGGTCTTCGATCTCCTCGTCAGTGAACATTGTGTTAGAGTCATCACCGCCCGTCGGGATTGCTTCCCCAAGCAGTGCTCGCAGTTGTTCTCCCGGTGTGCGGTTCATCGATCACTCCTCTGTTGCGTGGTCTTCTTCGGTGAGCTGGTTGAGGTCAGAGCGACGCAGACGAGCAATGAGATCGTCCTTCTTGCCGTCAATGCTCAGACCCCGCTCAGAAAGGGCAGCACGACGTTCGTCGTTGTTCCACCCCTCCTCGTAGTCCTCTTCGCCTTCTTCATCCTCGTCCTCGACGATGCCTCCAGCGTTTCCCAGCCGAGGCTGAGTCTGCTCTTCCAGCGGCACAACACCACTGGGCTTGGCAGGAGGTTCGCCTGGTGCAGGCCGTTCCGGGGGCTCCACACCCTCGGGCAGCTTGCCTCGATCGTAGAGGTAGAGCTTCTCGTACTCGGTGAGCTTCTCTGGGTTGTCCAGGTGGTCTTGCGGAATCTTCAGGGACATCTCGTCACTTCTTTCTTTGCGATGGGTGAGCCCAGAGGGGGCCCAGGTTTACAGCTCGAAAGCCTTCTTCCCTAGGCCCCCTCAGAGGTTATCAGGCGTAGGCCGCCGGAACGGTGTAGGAGCCGCCGTTGGCGATCTCCATGACCACTCCCGCACCCCGATGCCGGATGCCCGTACCCATGCCATGCACGTAGTACGAGTCAATCAGCGGGTAGTCGTTATCCAGACCCTTGACGAGGCGCAGGCCCTGGAGGCTAGCGTTCTCATGCTGGCGGATACCGACCGGGTTGCCGATGTTGTCTTCGCCGCCCGAGACGAGCAGGACTGCATACCCAGCGGGGATGTAATCCTCCTCGATGACGAGGGCAGGACCATAGGAGCCGATGACGTTGAGCCCGTTGAAGGACTCCATCGTCGGGGCACCCACGATACCCGAGTTGGCCGGCAGGAAGACCCCACCGCCGTAGCCAGCCGAGGGGATGAAGTCGTAGAGCGCCGAAGCGGTGCCCTTGACGAATGCTCGGATGAGAGCACCCTCCTGCTGGTTCACCATGAGCAGGAACTTGTAGCCCCCGCTGAGCGTGTAGCCATGGTGAGTGATGTGGTCAATCATCGTCTGCACATCACCCGGGTCGATGGAGGTACCACCGCTTTCCAGGTAATGGGTGTGACCCGATGAGTGAGTGGTGTTCTTCCACTTCGGCGGCACCATGCTGTCCCCGTTGTAGAACGGGTAGACGTTGACCGACTCGCCGTCGATCTCCGCCGTGCGGGTGGCGCTGTTGAAGATCGCCCGCATGACGCGGGTGAACATGAGGCGGTTGTCCGCTTCCAGTGCCTGGTTGTTGAGTGCCTGCAGCTGACGCGAGTCGGCATCGGCAAGGAACATCCAGGTGTACCGGATGGCGAGGTCCCACCACTTGAAGTCGAAGCCCATCTTGAAGCTCGGGCCGAGGCGGGTACCCGTAGGCACACCGAACTCAGAAGCTTCCTGGAACTCCTGCTCAACCGGGTACCGGACGCCTTCAACGTTCTGCGAAACGTTGTACGTCAGGAGGTTGGTCAGGGCATCCCGCTGGGTGTTCCACATGCGAACCGTGCGCTGGAACTCGTCCCACATACGGTTGAGGGGGAAACCATCGCTGGTCTCGGTGATGACATCGCCGCGTTCGTTGTAGCCCGTCGTATCGAAACCACGAATGGCCTCGGCGAGCTTCTGAGCTGCGTTGATGTCTCGGCCGCTGAGTTCCTGGAGGTCCAGGAGGTCGGCGATCTGGAGCTTACGCTCCCTGATGTTGGTGATCGTCATGTTATTCAGCCTCCTCAGACGACGGCGTCGAACGGAGCCACGGCCTTGCGGACGATCAAACGATCGGCCTCGACGGTGAACCCCACGGGGGTCTGCGTGGCGCTCGCAGCAGCGTCGGAGATAACTCCGGTGGTGGTGTTCGCGGTGTAGACAGTGCCGGCGGCACCGCCAAACTCCGTGAGCTCTCCGGCTGTCATGATGTCAACGACATCACCGGCAGCCTTGTCGTAGGGGCAGCAGAGCACCCCGACGATACCGCAGGTCGAGTCGGTCGGCGTGACAACTCGGCCGCTTGCATTCAGGCCTACTGCAATGGGAGCAGCGGCACCGGTGTAAGCGGCAGCGAGAGGTGCACGAAAGCCGCCCGAGATCGGGTCGTACTTATCGATTCTGGCCATGTGGCCTATCCTCCTTGTAGGATTGGTGGGTTATTTGTGCGAACCACGATTCAGTGCTGGGTACTTGCTCCTAAGAGCATCGTCGTCCATCTGTTGCTGGCTTCGCTGTTGGCCGTTGTTGAACTTGGATCCGCTTCGGCCTGAACCCCCACCCTCACCCTGAGATGCGAGTAGGTGTGGCTTCTTCTTCACCAAAGCCTTCAATGCCTCCTCGACTGACTTGGAGTCAATCTCGATGTCATCAGGCTCATCTTCGTCCTGCTCAACATCGATCAAGTCTCGGTCGATCAGTGTCAGCGCATCTTCGATGTCAGCAAACCCAAGCTTCGAGCCATGCTTGATGATCTCGGTGTCCACTGCACTCTTGCGCAGCTTCGCAGCGAGCTTCTCAGCCTTGGCTGTCGACTTGGCCGCTTCATCCTTGGCCTTGTCGGTTTCGGTCTTGTCCTTGGCCTCCGCATCTTCCCGGAACTTCTTCAGCTCTTTGGCCTCCTTCTCAGCAGCCCGCCGAGCTTGGCGTTCCTTCCGAAGCGCAGACTTCAGACCAGCATTACCATCGTCCTCGTCTCCGTTGTCTCCCTTTCCTTCACCACCTTCACCGGAATCGTCGTCGCCGCCTTCGTCGCCAGCACCATTGGTGTCGTCGTCGTCGCCGTCGTCGTCAAACCCCCGAAGGGTAATGTTGGTCAGGGTTTCTGGGAGCAAGTACTTACGCATCTCGCGTTCCTTTCATAGTGGGCCTCTCGCCCGAATTGTTAGCTGGCATCCGCTTCGGTGCCATTCGACTCGTTGACCCGGTTCGCGTTATTCGAGCGGTTCTGATCTCCGCTCTCCAGCGTGTCCCCTTCGCCTTCGAGTCTTCCTCCAGGGCCCGATACCCTTTCAGAATCTTCCGCATTCCCTACGCTGCTTTGGGCTAGCGCAAAGGCTGCTTCCTCCTTCAAGATATCGGCGTCGATCGTGATGGGGAATGTATACCCGAGCACTCTCTCTGCCTCTTGTCGGTAGAACTTCCTGCTGATGACCTTGCGGTCCAACATGTTGTTGAGCTCTTCCAAGGTCTTCGACCTGTTGACCGGAAGCTTATCTCCCAATCGAGGAACCAACTCAACAGTAGTCCAATCCTTACCTTCGTAAGCCTTGAACCAGAACTTTAGATCATAGAACATCTGGCGAAGGATGTCGACGCCAGCATCGTCTCGGTACTCAATCTTGGCAAGCGTCGGCAGGAACTTGAGTGCGAGGGCAATTCCGCTCTCGGCGACTTGAGTATCGACATTACCGACAGCGACGTCAGATGTACCCGAGCTTTCCATGAGGGAGCTCTCAAGGTAACGAACATGATCCAAGACAGGCGTGACAGAAGTAATGCCCTCGAGTCTCTTGACCATAGTGGCGCCAGGCATTTCCCAGACTTTTCCAGGGGCAACCTCCCAGTCTTCCTCCACACCCTGTGAATTGACTGGTCGTCCAGCATCGGTGGCGTATACACCCAGTCCAACGAGGGCCAGGGCAAGTTCTTCATCAGAGATCGCCTGGTTGATAGCCTGGAAGATTCGCTCGTAGCCCTTGAGCTCAGAGTTGCCGTACTGGAAGCCGTCCCACTCAGCGTTCTTGAAGTGGTACACAGGAATCGTGGTGATATCCGGTGGCAGCGGACTAGCTGGGATGAGCTGCTTAAGCTTCTTCGCCTTACTGGGGTTGTTCCATCCCTCAGTTTCCCAGATGTTCTCTTCCCGCCAAACGAGGCCGGTATCTTCATACCAGTAGCGGAGGATCTTGACCGCAGTCTTGTTAGGGTCAGTAGGATGAGCCCACTGATCAACCAGCTTAACAGCGACGATTTCCTCAATGTCATCCTCGTTATATTCCGGGAAGTAGATCGCCGGCTCGACCGATGTCAGCGAAACCTTCCTCTCCTCTGGCTGAGTGTCATCAGCCGTGATGTGGAAGATCCAGTCTCCCTTGGTAACACCAGCCAGTTTAGCAACCTGGAACCGACTGTAGAACCTCTCCCGGTACATGAACCGGGTGAAGAACTCGTTGAACTCAGCCTCCTTCTCGGGGTCGATGAGTCCGATCGTCAGCCCCTTGAGCAAGTAGTGAGCGGTGGTATCAACGATCATCTTCGGCTTTGGTACGTAGATGGGTCGCCCATCATCGTTACGCCGGATCAGCTTGAACGAAGATTCCTCCGACCAGTACATGTTCTGGTAGGCGGTGTACGCAGCCAGCCTCTCCTGATCAGCCTCATCAACCCACTGAGGGAAGCCTGTAGCATATGGAGTGACGGTGCTGTATGGAGTTACTGTTGCGTCAGTCATGTTATCCCTTTATCTTGGCCCGACTCTGTCGGTTGCGGCGTTCGGATCTCCCGTTCGCTGTGAAGTAGCCGTAGATGAAACGGCTCAGGGCTTCTGGTCCGTGGTTATCTTTGTCAAGAGGCACCTCGGACTCGTTTCTTGCCTCCGACTTGTTGTGTGGCCACCTATAACCCTCACGCATTTCCCATGCGAGCTGAGTACAGCGGTCTCGGTCGAAGACGATCTGGGCTTGCTGCTGGTCAGGCGGCGCACCCTCCGGTCGTGGCTTGAGCCTTGTCCGGATCATTGCATTCCTTGTCGAGATGGCACCACCCGTATTGTTGCGGGCAGGAATGTTCAGATGCCGTTGTAGCATCTGGGTGTCATCGGGGTTGTGCGGGTCTGGGTAGAAGGCAACGCATTTCGACGTCCAAGGATGGTCCTTAAGCACCTCTTTGGCGATGCGCTCAGTATCCATCTGTTTGATATAGTGCTCTCCCAGCACGTATACGTTGTCGAACTCGTCAACCTGAATCCAGAGCCACACCCAGTAATTCGTGTACCCGTAGTCAACCGCTGCGTACAGGGGCCAATCCGGGTTGTACTTGAGCCGCTTGAGATGTATCTCATCATCCCACTCAGCCATGACACGACCCACCTTGTCGACGAACTCGCCGCCGTACTGACGACGGAATTCATCGGTGGTAAGGTCGTCTTCAGCTTCAAGAATCTCAGGGTCTTGGCGACCTCCGGGAAAGACGATGTTATTGGTCCAGCTCGGCATGCGCCAGCTCTTCCAAGGCTTCGTCTCATGTTCAAGGCCTCGTTTGAAAGCCCAGTAGAGCAGTGAGGTGTCGGTAGCGAGCTCGGGCACCCCCGTCGTGAGTGACCAGCCGCGTTTGTCCGACAAAGCCGGTCGAACGTACTCAGTGAAGGTGGTGCGGTGCAATCGCCCAGCCTCCACCATAAGTACGAAGTCCAGCCCCTCACCAACCAAGGAGTCAGGGTGGGCCGCAGAGCGGCATTCCAGTACCCAACCCCAGTTGGTCTGAATGGTCATGCTGCCATTCTCAGTGTTCTTCAAGAACTTAGAAGAAACCTCATCGATGCCCAAGCTCTTGAATGTATCGTATACGATACGGAATTCTTTCTCGCAGTCAGCATAGTTCGGCCCAATGATCCAGCCTCGCTGAGGTTGACCGAGGCGGTTCATGACGAACGCAGTGGGTTCAACCTCTTTGCCGCCCAAGTAGGTCTTACCCCAGCGTCGACCATTCGAGAGGACTCGGTGGCGGTGACTGTCATAGTGTACGGGGATTTGACCTGCGTGAGGCTGGTAGCCAGTCTGTTCGAAGTAGAGGTCCTTTCTCAGGACTCCACCTTCAAGCCCCGGCATTGTAGCCGTAGCCATGCTTTCTCCTTAGCTGTCGAGCTTATCCATCCAGGAATCAGGGCGTCTCGCCCAGCCGTTCCACGAACGGCGTCCATCGGGTTCAGCAGTGATGTCTTCAGTTCCAGTGAGCTTCATCAACCTCATACGTTCTTGAGCTGAGATCGGAGCTCCAGCGTCCTTTGCCGGCAAGGTATTTCGCCGAGTAAGGCCTGTGTATTCTGATTCAGCCATCGTTATGCCGCCAATCCAACGAGTACATGAGCAGCTCCTACTCCGGTTCCGCTAACCTGGAGATCTGGTTGTTGAAGTCGAAACGAGGCTGAAGAATCGCTGGGTAATACTGCAGCATTAGCGTAGTGACCAGCGTAGAACGACATATCGGTGCCGCTGATTGTGTTCACGCCGGTCAACCGGTCGTATGATGTATCGACATCCGATACCGCCCCGTCATCTCCAACGAACAAGATCCGGTACTGCTGCCAATCTGTGCCATCCTCGATGGGGAGAGCTGGAGCTGTAACTAGGGCCTGTGACCCGTCTACCCCCCACTCATCGTTGTCACCGAAAGTATAAGCAACCCCTGGAATTATGGCTGCTGCAATGTCTGGACAGTAAACATTGATCTCTGCCTCGGAGTAGAACACCACCGACTGGAAAACCGTGTTGACTGTGCCGCCCTCTATGCTTATCCCCAGCGAAGGGTTATTTGTACCATCGTAAGTGTACTTCCCAACCCCTACGCACCAGAAGGTAGTTCCATCATTGGCCTCGGCATAGTTGATGACTTCCATGCCGTTAGTTGGAGCAAACGCGTATGGCCCACCCGTGGTAAAGGCCTCAGCAGCAAAGAAAACCATGCCCTGGTGGCCGGCAGTCTCACCCCAGTTAACAGGGTTAAGTGTACCCGCTCCACTGTTATTGCCCAGGTAAGTAGGCCTTCCAGCGGAGAGATAAACGGGTCCCCCACCCCCTCCTGCTCCATAAGCTGCAGCGGGGCGAATACCCATGTCGTATGCAAGCCTCTGGCCCATGTTTCTCCTTAGAAGACTGTAGCAGGCCCGTCGGGTAGCGTGACTACCAAGTACTGGAAACCCTCGATGCGATGTTCCATGTCGCCCTTGCTAGGGCCCACATGACCGGAAGGGTGTGTATGCCACACCATGAAATGCTCGCGTGAGAGGCTATTCGGGTCAACCCCAGACCTCTCAATGTACGCCGCAATGGCGTCGACCAGATCCTCAGCATCGATGACGAAGGCATCTTCTTTGCTAGTCGGGTGGCAGTTCGGCAACTCTACCACCTGTAGATCAGGTGTTATGATCCCGCATGCTTCAGCTGGAAGAGCTTCCATCCCCAAGCTAAGGATCTGGTCAACGATCTCGGGGCTGGGCCATGCCTTGTTCAGCGAATGCAATTCCAGCCCCCTTCAACTCTTGTTCAACATAGGCCAGATCATCCGGGGTGATGATACCCCGTCGAATCAAGGCCAGCCGAAGAACTGGATCTCCTCCGATGGCCGATTCGACCACCTGAGTCCTTTGTTCACTTGCCTCGGGCTCAGCCTGCTCAGCAGCGATAGCCTTCAGTGTATTGCCAGTTGAGGTGGTAGCAAATGCGTGCCGGAAGGGGTGGTTACTCCTCGGCTTACCACATACGGTGCAGTACTCCTCATTCACTGGATCGCTCATCGTAGTCATCCTCCGCCTCCCAGGCTTTGGCTTCAATGAACCCTTGCGTCGGTGCAAAGCCTCCTGGGACTGAATTGTTTGGGTTTACCATGACTGTGCCAAGAAGCCCTTGCAGCTTGACTGAGATATCAGTCTCCACCCTCTGCTTGGGCTTGCCGATCACGTGTTCGATCAAGAACTTGGCAGCATCGAGCTTGGTGCCAGCCGCAACAATAGGCTTACCCCGCTCGTCTCTCTCATCGTCGTCGATGATGTTGCCGATCAGCTCAAGAGCAGCCACTGTGTGACCGTTCATCTCCGACTTGACAACTTCCTCGAACCGTCGGACAATCTGCTCATGAATTGCCCTGTCGATGTACTTCGGTGTGGCGCCCTTGAAAGAACCATCCTTTGCTCGAGGGCGGCCTCTCGCCAGCTCCTCGTGGTCCCATTCATCGAGCGGCTTGTAGAGCTGAGCAAGCTCCTCTTCACCGATCTTCATCTTACGCCGGGCCCTGGCACGGATCTGCTTCTTCGTCATGACGGTCGCCGGGCGCCCACCCTGTTCTTCAGGGAGTCTGCCTTGCTTGTCCATCATTGGTTTACCGTTCGGCTTCATCTCAGCCAAGCGCATGTCCATAACTACCGGGGTGGCACCCATGGAAGATCTCCTTCGTTGGGTCTTACAGCGAAATGACCCGTCAGTGTGTCGCTGGGGTAGGGGAGGGGGAATCCCTTTGGCGACTCCTCAACGGATCATACTCAGTCTATCATCTTACGGGTGATTTGTCAAGGAGCCACGGCCGGCAATATCGAGAATTCATTCTCGTCTACTGTCAGATCTTGCTCTTATACTTCTCCGAGACATATCGACCCGACTTGTAACCAAGCGCCTGTGCGATCGAATCCCAAGCGATACCAACGTGTCTCGCCGCAGCTATCAAGTCTAGCCGATCCTCTTCAACATGAGCAAGCTCTTCAGCGTTTCGCTCCAGGGCTCGCAATAAACCCGCTCGTTGCTCTAGTTCTCGGGCGTTCGGCGCATCATTCACTCGAGGCATTCAGAATCACCTCTAGATAGCGCTAGGATTCGATTAGGGATGAGCGGATCGCTTCGATGCATGATCATCGCCCAGGAAATACACCAATACATGGGATGAAACCTCTTGCCTCGACCAAGGAGATCATGTGAGCAGTGCCCCGTGATTGCTCAAGCGGTTTATCAACAAAGGCAAAGACCTCGTCGTTCGGCATCAACATTGAGCACATTCTCGTGTTTCGTTTCGGCCCAGCAAGGTTGCCATATGTACCCCACTGAGCCCCCTCGATGTGCAGATCAATCTTGCGCTCGTACGCGTAGCGAGAGGCTAGCGAATCAGCACCATGTGCTCCGCCATGGATGATCACTTCGGGGTGGCCCTTGATCGCCACCAAGCAGTCAAGTACGGACTTCATCTCGGCATACTGGTCGAAGGTTCGACTGCCGCAGACCAACATCTGGTAGCTCATCCGATCTCCAGGTGATTCTGAGGCTGGCGCTTCACCATCTCGGCACCGCAGAAGCAGCACTTGGTAGGATGATCCTTCTGGCTCGACTGAGCAGCGCAGTAAGCGTCCATCGCCGTACAGTGGTGGCCCTCATTGCAGTGGTAGATGTCCCGGTCCTGGTTCTCATGGTCGTTGATGTGGTGAGTCTGGCAGTGGATGCAAACTGGGATTCGTGTACCCTGGATGATCCTCATAGCAAGCCTTAGCCCGTTCGTCTCACCCTCCTGGCGATAGAACTCAGGTGAGCCTCGACGGTGCACCACGTTTCGGCGATGCATCAAGATCTCGTCAATGTGCCGCACCAGCTCATCAGACTGGCCAGGAGTAAGGGAGGCCGGGAGGACAGGTGAAGAATTTGCCATAGTAATCAGGGTCTTTCTGTAGTAGGTTCGATTGGTGGCTGGTGTGGAATTCCTCATCGCCTAGCCAGGGCGGAAGGGTGTACACCTTCGGATCGACCCCTCGCACGGTTAGCCCAGCAAGCCGAACATCCATGCTGAGGTCAGCAATCCTCTCGATCTTCAGTGAGCAGGTGTCATTGTACCCTCGAGCAATCCACTCAGCGCAGATCGCAAGAGAGTAGTGGACCAGGGCAGCCTCATAGCCTTTCCACATCAGCACTGCAGGATGCCTCTGCCACCCAATCCCATGATAGTTTGGGTTCCACACCCAGATCGAGTCGTCGTATGCTCTGAAGGCCCAGGGGGCAGACGATACCTCCCCAGCCTCAAGATAATCCAGCCGAGCATCGCTCTTGTGGATATCGGTCAGTGCCCCCAAGATCTGAAGGCACTCAACCCGCTGCTTGCCCAACCTTCTCTGGTCAAGTACTCGGGCGGATTTCTTGAAGCTGTCGTACGGGAGGAACGTCTGCACCCTATTTGCCCCAGTTCTTTATCACGAATAACGCAGTTATGCCGGCTATGATCAAGGCCAGCGGAATCGGATCGATCACAGCGCCCAGATAACCAGGGCCGCTCCCGCTAGGATCATCGTCACCGAGAAGGCGATAACGACGGTCGCAGCCAGGAAGACTGTCCATCGAGGATACTTGTCGATGCGGGAAGGCGGGTCCCATTCACCCATTGTCGAATACCTCCACTTCGTCCTCCTCCTCATCAAGCCCCAGGGCTGAGATCAACAGCTCAGGCTCGATCGATGTCACGGTGATGTAGTTATCGGCGTAGGCCCTGTGCTTCCGAAGGATGTCCCTCCGGTCTTGAGCCCCTTTCTGAGATGTGAACACCTCGGGCTCGAGGCCATAGGCCCTCGTGTAAAGGAACCAGAACTTCATCAGCCCCTCCTAGTCGCCATCGTCAAGCCCGTGCCCGCCAGGAGCAGCAGTCCGGCGATCAGCGCCATCGTCAGATTCGACCCGGTCTCGGGGAGAGACTGAGGCGGGAGTGATGACGGTGTAGTGACTGAGGTCGCAGGCGGAAGGGAAGTGGCAATAGTCGTCGGCACTGAAGTAGTAGGACCAACCGTCGTACTCGGTTCGGTGGAAGTGGAGGGTGGAGCTGTCGTGCTCGTGTCCACTACCGTCGTCGTCGTCGTCGTCTCCGGTTGAGTCGTCGTTGTCGTCTCCTCTGGCTCTGTGGTCGTCGTTGTCGTGGTCGACGATGTGGTCGTCGTGGTCTCTCCGTGCTTGCACTTCATCACCCAACTGTGTGGCGCCTCGTAAGGCTTCTGGTTGTTCGGATTGATTGCTCCAGTGGCTTGGAATGCTCCCGTGCTTGTCAAGTCAGGGTAGACCTTGACAACGGATGAGCCATCCTTGATCACGGCAGCATCGTACTCAGCTGGAATCCAGCCATTGTGGTCGCTGTACTTCGTGCAAGTCCAGCCGAAGTTGTCCAGCCAGTAGCTGGTCTTGTTCATATCGGACGACCAGGCAGTCTCGTAGCTGGCCGGAGCAGCAGACGCGGGAGCGACGCTGTAGGCAAGCCAGAGAACAAGCATGGCGGCCAGCAGTGAGCACGTGGTCACCGCTTTGATTACCGTCTTCATGTTTCCTCAGTTTCTGCTGGGTCGGGTTCTGGAATACGAAAGCTAGAGCCCAGCGCCTCTAGCATATCGTTCTTGGACAAGACCGAGCGGATTGGCTTAGTGGAAGCCATCGTCCCGATCTCGTACGAATAGGTGGGATAGGTAGGGCAGGCGGCAACGTGACGGGCCACACCCTCTCGCCAGTCATCGAGGGCGATCGTCACCCAGCCGGTGCAGTAGGTGCACTGGACTTTAAGGGTGGCAGGCTCAGGCGTCGTCATGAGGAGCTCCTCGAATTGCCGGCGAAGAACATCTCCCACTTGCGTCGGAGGTGAATCATGAGGTTGTACCTCTCCATGAACTCTCGGTCCGCTTTCTTGCACTTGTGCAGGCGGTAGACGGGACGACCGTCACCGGGGAGAGCCCCGATCTTGTAGTAGACAGTGCCCATCGTAATCTTCCCCGTCCGGCCATCAACTTTGTCGATTGTGTAGCCGCATGTGTGGGGGAAATCATCCCAGCGGACAGATCGCCAGTTAGCCCAGCGATAGGCGGCGTGGAAGACCAGCTGGTCACATGCCCTGCATCGTGTCTCGGGCTCCTTAACCGTGGTGGTAGTCATGCTTTAGTTTGCCCCTTTCCATAGCATAATGCTATAAGACGGGGGTCCTTGTGTCAAATGACTCATTCTCGCTTGAACACCTGGGGGGTTCATCGCTGCTCGCTCGGGAGAAGCTGGTTCAGGTAGAGGTGCTGGATGTCCACTTGGGGATGCTGGGCATTTTCTCGGCCGAGTTGAAGGTTCGTCAGGAGAGGGACGTGGTTAACAAAGTGGGGGGAGTCTCGTCTAGATCGCGCGTGGAACGGTGCGGTGTGCTGCAGAGGGGAGGGGTCAATCTTGCCGACCGGGGGGGTTGGAGGCAGTTTCCGGCGAGGGCGACGGCAGTCGACTCGGCGATGGCGAGATGGATCAACGAGACGGAGGTCATCGACACGACAATGCCCCCGCAGTGGGGGGCAAAGTCGCGGGTCAGTAATCGAGATCGATGCAGAGGTTAGGTCGCCCCTCCCAGGCAGAGGAGAAGAAGGTCCCGCCCATGCGGTCGCAATCATCGGCAGTGGCGGTGCCAACTTCGATCATGATCTGAGGCGGTGTGACATCGCATCCCGGGTATTCGCCGGGGGCGACTTCGATGATCGATCCAGAGCAGGCAGGCAGTGGAGCAGGGTCAGCAGCAGGCGGCGGGGCGCATTGCCCAACGAGCAGCAGCAGGGGTGCGGCAGCGATGGCGAGTAGTGGGCTCATGATGGGTTCTCCTTGGTGATGGTGGTGATGGTGGTTGGATTGGCGGGCAAGGGCGGCCACTCTGCGTGAGCAGCCTGCCAGAAGCGTCGGGCAATGCCCGGGTGCCGCAGGCAGAAGGCGATGCGGCGGGGCATCAGCCCTGCTCGAGGATCAAGGCGAGCGCCCGGTCAAGGGCCTCGCGGTAGAGGGCTTCATCCTCGCGTGCGGCGATGCGCGTGTCATCGGCGTTCATCGGGAAGTTGGGCCGGAAGGGGGCGTTGGTCGGGTCGGGGGTGATGTCGTGATTGATCATGCAGTCATTATGCGCGTCCGCCCCTGCCGAGTCAAGGATCGGGGCACAGCCTTGACGTAGCCTTGACAATTCGCCCCCTGCCGAAGAGGCGCCCTCGAGCGCCCCCCGTCATTGCCCCCTCATTTGCCGCGTGCGCCGGGCGACCCCCTTTGTGGGGTTGATCCTATTAGGCGTCCTCGGCCCGCCGCGGCCTGACGCCGTGCACGGGGCAATCGCCGCCGTTTCGGAGCGTGCGGTTCGGCGTTGTGTCACGGTTGCGGACAGTTCCGGTTTGTCAAGGCTTCGTTAAGGTTGCCGTTTCGCCTTGACTTTCCGCCCGACGACGTCGGCTCGTCGTGGCGATTCTGGCGCCGAGCGTGCCAAAGAAAGTCCTTGACTTTCGCCCGGATGACGTGGGCTCGTCGTGTCAAGGATTCGTCAAGGTTGGACCGAACGCCTTGACTTTGTCGAGTTGGCCGTCGGCTCGTCGTATTGCCGCCTCGAGTGCCAATGTCAAGGCTTGATCAAGGCTCGCCGATTTCATTGACTTCGTCGACGGCGTTTGGCATAATAGAAGCATGATCAATACCGATCATATGACGAAAGGAAATGACATGACCAAGGCCAATGACTCCACCACCACCCCCGACGCGATCACGCCGAAGGCCCTCGCCTCCGAGCTGGGAATCTCGCCGAAGGCCCTCCGCCGGGTCCTCCGCTCGATGACCGACGACCGCGCCGGCAAGGGCGGGACCTGGAAGCTCGATGACGCGACCGCCGACGCGATCCGCGCTCGCATCGCCGAGGGGGTGCGCCGCTCGACGACCCCGACGCTCAAGGGCTGACCGCCTGCCAAATCCTCGCCCCCTCCGGGGGGCGGGGCTCTTTGGCGTGCGCCGTGCCAATTGATTCCGGCCGGATCCGTGCCAGAACCGCCCCGGGCGATCGCCCACACAGTCAAGGAAGCGTCAAGGCGTCAGGGGGCGCCAAACGGCCGTTTGCGGCGAGCCACCCCTTTCCTGGGGTTGATCCTATCGGGAGCGTTCGGGCTGGTCGCGTACGAGGCAGCTGACGGGGCACTCACGGCAACGAGCCCCGACGGGAGAGCAAGTTATCAACAGGGTGTTGACAACCTGTGCATAACTCGGACCGAACGTGTGTTCGGGTTGCCGCCGGTCGAGCGAACGTGTGTTCGGTTGCGGACGGTTCCGGCTAGAGCCGGACGGTTGCGGCTGGATGGGTGTTGCGTCCGGTCTAGCTTCCTAGGTTTTTGCGGCTTCCTAGGTTTCCGGCGTTCGCGGCTTCCTAATACACGCAACTGCCCCCGGGTTTCCCCGGGAGCGTTGCAGGAAGTTCAGTCTTCCTTGAGTTCGGGCGTCGTGCCCTTCGTGGTGCGCGTTGCCCAGGCCTGGCGGATGTCATCGGCAGCCTTGGCGTCGAAGACCCAGCGGCCTCCCTTCCCCGCCCGGTCATCGGTGCGGGAGCGCAAGAAGCGCCGGAAGGACTTCGGGTCGGTGTTCAGCTCGGCGGCCAGTTCCTTGGCCGTCATGGTCACTTCGGGTGTTGCGGGCTTGGTAGCCATTTGGGTTCCCCTTTCGGAGGTGTCAATATGATCGGTATTGATCATGAGTCAATTATGCGCGTCTCCCAGAACGAAGTCAATTACTTTGTTACAAGATCGCTCCGAGCGTTCCAGGAGTGTTACAGGAGCCTTGGTGTCGCCGCGGTCCAAACGTGTTGACATGGCCGCGCTGTTATGATATAGCCTTAGGTTCTCTGCGGTTGCGGCTAGAGCTGGATTATCTCAGAGCCTAATCCTTTACATCGTTCTAGCGGACGCGCATAATGAGAGTATGACTAATCACCTTGATCCCCACCCGGATGCCCCCTCCGAGCACTTCCACCCGAACATCGAGGCCGTGCGCCTCCAGCTCATCGCCCAAACCCTCCTCCGACTCTCCGCTGAGCTCAAGGCTCACCCGCACCTCTTCGATACGCCCGAACACATCGACTACCTGCGCCGCTGCCGCTCGGGCCTGAACAACTCGAAGAACGCGCTCGACACCTTCGTCGAGGAAGTCCGCCGCGCCAACCTCATCTCCCAAGGCTACGACGTATGACCCGCCGCGGTTTCCTCACCCTCGCTGCGGCTGCGGTGGTTGCCATCATCTTGGAGCCCCCGTAACCCTCCGGGGGTTGTAGGTTCCAACGTGTGTGTGAGCGTCCCAATAGAGTTTCACGGTTCCGGCTAGAACTGGTCTGGTCTGGACTGGTGTCTTGGGCCCGGCCGGGTCGTACGTAGCAGACTAGTCAGAACCGTCGGCAACGTCGTTGAACAACGTCGCGGCTGGTCAGGTTTCCGAAAAGCTCTAGCTTCCTAGGTTTTTCCAGCCGTTTCCGGCCAGACCAGACTCCACCCTGTCTCTCCAGAACACAGTGACGTGGGATTTTATTGCCGGACACGGGGTGTCGAGACTCCTCAGATCTCCCTGAAACCCATAGCCACCCTAGCTCGACTCGGACCCATTAGCCAGAATCCCAGTGTGCGAGACATCCACCCACGAGCCTCGAGACCCATCGCAGTCACCCAATCACTCATCGCACTACTTCCCATTTCCCTACGCGATCCCTACGCGATTCTTACGCATATCCCCGAGCCTCAACGCATCACCGATTGCAGGTCGCCAGCTTGACAGATACTCCACACCTTCGACTCGCATTCGTTCCTCACCCCCTCTATGTACACAACAGTAAAGCCCCGCAATCAGACCTTCCCCACCTGGGTAATACCCCCCAAGTGTTTGAAGAGCCTTAGCCCTTCCAGGAGTGTTGGCCTAACCGCGGAGCCTTACCGGAGCCCCGGATAGTTATATCACCCTAACTGCCCAGGTCTCAAACCCACCCCCCGTGTTTCCCCAGTCTCAGGCTTTCCCGCGTCAACGATCTTAGCCCAGAACAGTTGTCGATTGAGAGCCTTGACTACGCATCGGCGTCGAGCATAGATCCCACTCCGAGTGGGTATGTGGCATGAGTAGCAGATCTCATCCTGTCGGTGTTCCGCATTGAGAGTGTAAGGAAGACGGTCGGGTTCTTCTTGCACCCAGCATTGTATGCAGAGAGCAGCCTCAGTCCACTTCTCAGTCCCAACTTTCAGCACCTCAGATCGAATCTCCTGGTGCGCGTTCATGAACCCCCTCCCAGCTTCTTGTCGTCTTCGATGTCACCCCAGCCAGTCTTGAACCCTTCACCCAGAGCTTTGAGTTCCTCCCCCAGCTTCCTTCCAGCCTCGAACCCCTTCTGCCTCATCGCCTCTGCTTCTGCCTCCCTGTTCCGGTCCTTCGGCTGCATGTTAGCCATGTTGGTGAGCCCATAGCTCGGATGAGACAAGAGCTTCAGCTCCTCCTCGTAGTGAACTGAGGCGATTCGTTTCCCCACTTCAGAGTGAGTGTCATAGGTCAGCCAAGCCTGAGGAATATCCTCGCCCTCCTGGCAGGTGAACCAGTCGATGATCCAGATGTTCGGGAAAGCATTGTTCCTGTGCATCACCAGAGCCTGGAACTTAGCGCAGTGCAAGTCGTAGGTGTAGACTCGCAGGTTGCCATGCAGAGCAGCAGGCAGATCACCCCCGTCCGAAGTGTGTGTCATGACGTGAGCGGGACATGTGTCATTGATCATCGTCCTCAGCACAATCTCGGGAGCAAGGTCACCCCCCTCCGCCAGTCCGTAGTATCGTGCCTGTGCCATCAGAGCGCCTCAGCAGCCTTGCTCAGTGCACGATCAACCCCGGACAAGATGACCATGACCTCAGCCTTGGCAGCGGTGAGCGTTGGGAATTCCCCCACCACCCTCTTGGCCTTGCCCTTGCGCTTCCGAGTCAGGATCCATTTCCCGGTCGGCTTCACGACCCCGCCACCTTTCGGTGTCATCTCCTTGGTCACCTTGAACTTGCCCGCAGAGCCCGTCTTCAGTGTGTAGACCCCGGTCTCAGGGTCCCGCTTCCATTCAGCAGTTGTGGTCATGTGTGCCCCTTTCCTTGTTGTTTGATCGATTGATCATAGTGGTATTCTATCAACCCGTTCTACCGGCGTCAATTTGCCCGTTCTTCTTTGTTCCACCACTTCAGACCTTTGTACCGCACCCTGGGCAGAACCGCCATTCGGGTTGCATGAACCTTCCGCATCGACTCCCGCTGCATTTTCTCCCACCCCTCTTCAACTTACCCTTCTCCCCGTCCTTTCTGCGGTTCGCCATGTCCTCCATCTCCCGGTCAATTCTTAGGCTGAGGTCGTCGAGGGCCTTGTCTACTGCAGCCTTAATCGCCAGCGCATCGTCTGGTCCGAGGAAGGTGTGTGAAGGTCGCCACTTCTTGCCCCCTCCCTGTGCCTGCAGCCCTGACTCTGACCCGAGTACGATGCCGTTTGCCTTCCCTGTTGCCCGCCCGGCGGATTTGTCCCGTTCAATGCCTGTGCCCGATACTGCTGAGAGTTGGCCGGTGAGAGCGGTGTTGAAGATGAGCTCGTAAGAAGCAACGAAGCGGTCGGGGAGGCAGTAGATCAGCTCGACTCCCACCCGCCCTCGGTCCATGCCTGCGTAGCCTGAGGTCTTGCCTTGGAGTTTGTTGGTGATCTCCGTTAGCATGTCCCGCTTACCACGGAGGTATGGGTCGCTGTCTTTGATGGTTCCCGTATAAGGCAACTTAAAGTCTGATGTATCGGTCATAATGTAACCACGTCCTTCATGTCTTGGGTGCTCTGTGTTTGTATGATCGAGCATTCAGTGAGTATCACGTCAGTATTGGTAGTGACGCAAATAGCAGTCACATACCACTTTACATGATGCCTCTGAATACTCTCACTATGATGTGCTCTAGTCGATCGCCTTATGGTCGACCCCGTATTTATCAAGTGCTTTCTTGATGCTTCGGCAACTTTCTTGTAGGATGGGCCCCGGTGACCCGTACATCGGATAGCTGTCATTTCTCGACCAACTGATACTCGACGGTGTTTTGGGTGCCCTTGCGGTGACCCTCTCGCTTTGTAACCCATCCTCCTTGCTCTCCCCGCTCGAGGGCGTTCCAGGCAGCCTGTTTGCTTACTCCTGCGGTTTCGGTGATCTTGTTAAGGTCGTGCCAACCGGCCCCGAGCTCATCGAGCGCTGCGATCGTCTTATTCCGTGGGCGCTTTGGAGCGGTCCCTCGGACGCTTGGGCCATCGACGCCATATGGTTGGGTCACATCGCCGCTCCCCTTGCGCTCGGAACCGTCTCGGGTTGCGTCATCATCCATCTCCATCGGGTTGACGGTGACGGCGGGTTCCCACTTCTTGTTGCGGATGTGAGAGATCTTGAAGCCCGGCACAGGAGCAGACTTGGATTCCTGTTCGCAGATAACATCTCCTCCTCGGCCCAGTCGGAAGTACATGGAGTCTTCAGACCAGGCATGGTTGGCAACTGACCCGAGCAGGAGCTGCCCGCCTCGTTGTGGATTCCGTGGGTCCCCCTTCTTCATGTGGTGCACCACCTGGATGGCGCAGTTGTGTTTGCGGGCGAGCTGCTTGAGTGGCTTGAAGATGTGCTCGGTCATCGCTTGGGCCTTGTTCTCCTCGACATCACCAGCCATCATCATGAGCGGGTCCATGACGAGCAGTCGATACTCCCCGTTGCCGAGGGTGTCGTCAAGCCATGACTGCCAGCCGTTGTCGCTGATCGAGAATCCCTGGCCAATGTAGGCGTCGATTGGGGGGTTCTCCTCGACCTCCTTGCCAGGCAGCCACACAATGCTTCCATCGGGGTCGATTGCGATCTTGTCGCCCAGCTTGCTTGGCCAGATCTTACCGAGTCGCGTCTTCACCAGGCTGGGTGAGTCCTCCTCTTGGATGTATAGGACCGGCCCCGGATGCTCAACGTGGAAGTGACCCAGGAAGGGTTGACCCGATGCCACCGAGAGAGCGAGGTCGAAGGCGGACCAGCTCTTGAAGGACTTAGGTTGACCAGCGATGAAGCCCACTGCTCCCTCTGTCAGGACATCGCGTACCAACCAGCGGGGTGCCTTGATCGTTCTTACGAGTTCGAATAGATTAGTGGGCGCATCTCGTTCTCGGAACTCCTCCGCAAGTGCGGCTTCTGTTTCTGGAGTACGAAGCCCGACTGCCTTGGTAGCCTCAATAGTAAGGCGATCCAACTCGTCGTGGCGACCTTTGAACTTATTCCATACTGTAGCTCTGACCACGGCGACGATTTCGACAACAGAACATCCAGCGTCAGCCAACTCACGTTCGATTTCCCAAAGTACGTCAGAGCGATCACCTGCCACTTCCCTAGCCCCGACCAACTCACGTACGCGTTTCGAGACCTTGAGTCGAACTCTACCCCACACCTCATGCCGATCGATCCGGTCGAGTTCTTCCTCGACAAGCTCGGTAACAACGTTGGAGTCAGCCACCTTAGGTAGGTCGTTGAATTCGTCAACGAGATAACGACGACCAGTCTTGGTGATGAGTCGTCCGTGGGCTGGTTCTCCATCTTCACTCCTGTATTCTGGTTTATGGTTGTCCCAGCCCGGGATTCTTAGCAGCTGAGTGGAGTCCCAGCCTGACTGGTCAGCTCCGATGTGATAGGTTAGTGCCTGGTTCTCTCGGCCTGGCCAAGATGCACCCTGAATGTCTCCGCCGGAGATGAGCCAGAGTGCTTGGAATCGCCCCGGTGATGTTTCCCAAGCGATGGTTGGGGGGTAATCCTGGATGTCTTTCGGATTCGCCTCGTCGAGGTCAGCCCAGAGGCAGTGCTCGTCCATGGCATCCATGAGTCGGCGCTTCGGCTTTTCGAAGAGGTTCGGGCACCAGTAGACATCATTGTGTTTATTGCGGTTGAGGTGATCGATGATCTTCTGTCGATCGTGCGGCCAGTGGAAAGCAGGTCCTTCGCTGTAGCTTTGGATCCTTTCCTGTTTGTCGGCCGCGTCGCCTCGAATGGTGGGAAAGAAGCAGTAGCCGTCTTGCTTACCCCATGCTTTGGATATGAGACTAAGCTGTTCGGCAGTGCTTAACTGTGTTGCCACTAGGCCCCTTTCTTCAAGTGTTGTTGCATCAAGTGAAGTATCACTTTATCAACAGGATCTTGATGATGCAAATACCGCAATCCTGGGTTAATCCCTAGGTCTTGGGGTTATGCTTGATTCATCATCGATCGAGCGATCGCTGCCCATCGAACTCGGGTTAAATGGGAGCGCTTCTTGATCATCTCCGCATCGATTGATCGAGCGCACTGCTTCACCCTCGGTCATATGCGGTGACCCCATCATACATGTCGGGCCTCGAGACCATCGGACCCTGCTTGTGCGAGGTGTGGACGATAACCTTGGCCTTGTCGATCAAGCGCCAGTCCGCCTCAACACATGCTACACAATAGTCGGATTCCCGTTCGGGGTGAATGTCATGGTCGCAAACCTTGCATCGTTTCAGCATACCAGCATCATATCAGAACGTGGTCAACCAAATCAAGCCTGGTTGTGACCGGGGGATGCTTCGGCGAACTCGAACCCGAGGGGGTATTGGATTCGTTTGCGGTGGCCGGGCTCGGTGACCCGCTCCATGATGAACTCTCGGCTCATCGTCCGATGCTCAAGGATCTTCCACACCTTGCCCTCGAGCTTGACCAGATCACCGGGTCGGGCAGCAACAGCTGCAAGTCGTCGAACACTCATCGCTGCCTCTGGAACCACATCGCAGAGTAAACGATGATGAAGCCTGTGAGCCCCCACATGATGTATTCCCCCATCAGTCCTCGTCCTCTTCACCGAGGTCGGCCCAGAACTTCTTGTTGCATTCGCCGGGGTGAAGCCCGGTCATCATCAGTTCCCGTTCCTCGGGTGTAAGGTTGGGGAAGACGTTCTGAATGTACTCGCCCCGTTGGAAGTAGCGGAAGTACTGCGACCCGTCGAGAGTGAGGTGGGTGCCCTTCTTGCAGACGAAGCAGGGCGGAATGAGGCGGTGCCTTTCGGTCACCTCGTAGGTATCTGATGAGTCGCCACTCAGGTCGATCTTAACGAAGTCGGTCATCTTCATGCTCCTTGTATTTGTCTAGGGTTTTGCGGGGGACTGGTGGAACTTGAGGCGGGCGGTGATTCTTGCCGAAGTAGATAAACACCTCGACAAAGACCCAGATCATGACGAAGCCAAAGACAGCCAGCCCGCTTTCGATGAACCCCGAAGAAGCTATGAGCCCCATCGGTCGCAGCCATCTTCGTCATCCATGCAGATGGCAATGTCGCAGAGGTGATCGGCGCAGATCTCGAGGGCATCTGCCAGTTCAACCCGCCAGTCAGGTGGGAGGTACGGGGCGAGCTCTTCGTAAACGGCGTATTGATCCGTGTCATCGTCAGAGACCAGAGCCTCTGCGAAGTTCGCAATAACCGAGATCACCGGCGCTCCTTCATCCACTTCAGCATCTGACCCAGCATGTCATGTGTGGCTGCTGTCGCTTGAAGTTGAGCGGCAGCCAAGACTCGAGGATCACCGGATGCGATGGCAGCTCGTGCGATGTCATCAACGTGGTAAACACGTTGGTCAATCTCTTCGTTTGTGATGGTAAAGTCATCGTGTTTGAAGCCCATGTTGCCCCTTTCGGTGTCGAGATGATCGATTGATCATGGGTTAATTCTATCAACCCAGCATCTGCGAGTCAACAGCTGCAGGAGCGATCAAGTCGAAGATCTGTTCGTAGTAGACAGCTCGGTCAGGCTTGCCGATAGCCCATTCGACTGAGTACTTGTGAGACTTCCCGTCGACTGTTGAGGGGTAGACCGCAGTGATTCGAGCCTGCCCATGATAACAGACAACCTCATCGCCAACCTGGAATTTCGGGGGAGCGATCACTGTCAGGCCCTGACAGCCCTGAGAGCAGTCTCATGGAGAAAGTGACGGCGAAGGCGAACCCCATAGGCGTATATCGCCATGTCCTCTTGGGAAAGCCCGAAGTAGTCTCCAACTTCAGCATCCCATTCTCGTTGATCTTCGTCCTTGTAGATGTTCCACACAACATACTCGGGTCGAAGAGAGTTCTCGCCCTTGAGCGCCAGGACTAACCCTCTGTGTGGGGGCATGCCCGGTTGAGCAGTGTAGTCAATCGAGGCTCGAAGAACTCGGGCCCCGTTGGCAAGCTGGATAGTCACTCGTAATCCTCCTCGTGGAATGGCGTGTCGCCATAGTGGTCACCGGGTAGCTCGGGTGCTCCCGCCCGGATCTTCTGGCCGAAGGCGTTGTACCTTTGGCGAGACTCGTTGCGCTCCTTGTCGCCGTTGCAGATCATGCAGTTGTCGTTACCGCAGTCGCAATCTTCTTCGTCGAAGTAGTCGTCACGATCGTAGAAGTCATCTTGGTCGATCTGGCCTTCATCCCCATAGACGATATCGTAGTGACCGCAGCAGGGATAATCCTCGCACTGGCAGTCAGAGTACTTGACCTGCATTACTTCTTCACCCTTTCGTTGGTGAGTCCATCGGACTCAGGATAGCCGTGTTCATGAAGGTGACCCTCGCACATGTTAGCCCAGGGCCCGTGTATGGTCTTACCGTCGTACTTCCCAGACTCAGGACAGAAGTCGCATGATGGGAAGGGGTAGGGCCAGTCGATCTTGCGGGTCACTTGATGTCCCTCGTCGAGATGGGCTTCTCATGGTGAATGAAGTAAGAGCCCCCGTGATGGCGAGTGTTATGGGCCAGTGCCCGTTGCTCAGCCTCAGCTCGTCGAGCATACTCAGTAAGTCCTTGCCCAGCCTTGTCCTCGTACCCGCATGGGCAGGTGATTCGGAACTCTGGGAGCGAGCGATGGTTGCGCCATTCGCCCCTGATGTTGATGGATTTGATCATAGAACCATTATATCAAACTCGCTAGCCCATGTCACGGCTGATGATCTGGGCTTGATCTACACAACAAAGAGGGCCCCCCGGCGGAAAGGGGACCCTCCTCGGGGCCAGTGCGGCTACCGGCCCTATCGAAACCTGAGGCGGGTCAGGCTTCGACTTCTTGCTCGGCCCCATAGTGGCGGCCGGTGGTCTGGAAGTAGAGTTCCTCAAGTTCTTTGAGGGCACCCTTCTTGGTCTTGGATCTCACCCCGTACTGTCGCTGTACCAGCTTCAGGACAGAGCCCTGAGAGTGGACCATGCCGGTATTGACTTCGATACGAAGCGAGCCAATGCACTGAGCGAGGTGGAAGACGTTCACCCAATCTCCTCGAGCTCATCCTCGTCATCATCCTCGAGCTCGGTGAGCGCGTCGTCGAGATCCTCGAACACGTCATCAGCCTCATCATCGCCGTAGAGCTCGGCGTCAGTACCGCCGATAGGCCCGTCACCCTTCTTCTTCGACTTGGCCTTCGGCTTCTTGGGCTTGTCCTCAGCGGGCTTCACCTTCGAGCCTTCGGACTGCCAGGCGTTGAACTCCTTGCGGAGATCCTTGATGTCACCAGGATCGATGGCCCATCGGTTGCCCTGCCCGATAACCCCAGACTTCTTGCGGAGGAACTTGCGCAGAGTGCGGGCGTCTGTGCCCAGTTCAGCGGCTGCTTCCTTAGCGGAAAGCGGTTCGGTCTTCGTCGCCATGTTGGCCCCTTTCGTAGCGGAGGGCGGGTTGCCCCCTCATCGATAAGATCATGCTATCTGATGGGGTTATCAGCGTCAACACCTTTAAACGATGTTGCTCTGCCCCTTATATATGCGCTACGATTGCCGGCAGTGGCTCGTGCCACGAAGTCAAGTACCGCTTCATCCTTCGAGTGTCCGAGCTTAGCTTTCTCGGTCTCGGGCAGTAGGTCATGGAGAGTGTCAAGGAGTTTCAGCCGGACTAGAGCTTCAGCTTTCCACCTCTTCAAGTTCTGGACGTTACACAACCGACAAGGTCGGCCCAGGTAATCCGTGCCGGTGTCGTTGCAAATGTCACAGGGTGTGGAAGTGTTCATGGGTTTCCTCTCGTTTAGCGGCATCGGCGGAGCTTCCTCAGGAACCGTCGGTCACCAGAGAACCAGCTGCTTGCGGCCGGAGGTTTGGAAAAAGCTCTAGCTTCCTAGGTTTTCTGGCTCTCCCGCGGCTTCCCGAGGTGCGTCGGGCTTCTTAGCGCCCCTGCAGATGCGACAGACATGAACGAAACACTTGTTCGACTTCGACCAGAATGCTGGCGACCAGTCGTGTGTCTTGCCTGGAAGGCATCGGAAAGTCATAAGTCCAGTTCTCCTTCGGGTGGCCAGGTCAGGGTGGATTTGTACTGCTTCTGACCTGCGCCCCTGGCTCCGCAGATCGAGCAGTATACTTCGTAGTCGGGCAAGATTCGACCCTTGTGAGCATGGTGCTTGGTGAATCTCTTGAAGATAGTAGGCCGGCGGCAATATCCACACCATCGATGGCCTGGTGGAGATGGGTAGTAGTATCGCTTCTTACCCACTCGAACAATGGGTGGACGGAATGCTTGAGGCTTGCAGCTCAAAGCCATGTCGTAGTATTCCGAGAGCTTTGAGCTAACTGCGCCATAAGCCTTAGCGTAGCCGGGGATGTCAACCCGAGCCCACTTCCCGCCTTGCTCCTTCTGAACGTATAGGCGCCACGGCGGTGTACTATGTACAACTCGAATCTTGGGCTTCTTTGCCAGCCACTTTCGGTAGATGGGATCCCTGAGCAGTTCCCGGAGTGTTATCTGTTCCACCGTTTCCCTTTCAGCCGAGTACGGCCATAGTCAGCAGGATGATCCCCGCCCAGAGCGGCAAGCTTAAGGCTACCCCCCAGGCACAACCCTTCCAAAGGTTTCCGTCAGGCCCCGGCTTCTGATGCATGTGCCCTCACCTCGCTGTAGTCGTTCAATTCAGTGGTCAGATATACCAGCCCTTGCTGAAGCGTAACCTCGCCTCGCTCGAGCGGGTGGCATTCAACGTCAGTGCCCAGGTCCCATCGTGCCCCATCATCAGTGTCCCGCAGTGCAAACTCCCCTGGGTATTTGACTACCGTGATCATGACGGGAGCGTCAGGCGGTAGCTCAGAAAGCTCAGCCATCAGCTCGGCTACTGTCATGATGTCATCCATGTTAACCCTTCCTTGTTCAATGTTAGGGAGGGGGAATACCCCTCATTTGATAGAAGTATCATATCATGCCCGGAATTTGCTGGGAAACGATTAGTAGACCAAGTGTTAATACTGCTCGACATGTTGCTTGATCGATGATTCCCGTTGATCATGAGCAGCGTCCCTAATCGCCGTACGGATGCGGGCATCATGCGCTCGAGTGATCATGTCAATCATCGATTCCCAACTGCTGGAGCGCTTCCGAGGGCGAGCAAACTACTCGGGCTAACCCCCCGGCATCGTCGATCAACCCCAATACGTAATCTTGTCGAGCACTAGTTCCTGCTCGATTCTCAGGTAGCTTCACCTCGAAGCCAAAGAACCTACCCTCGTAGCACCCGATGATGTCAGGCAACCCCGCCATCATGTGCTCACTACCCCACACCTTGAAGCAGAAGACTCCATGAAGCCTTAGCTTCTGCATGATCGACCGACTCAGCTTAGACTCTCGTTGACTCATCGTTACTCCTTACACAGAGGAAGAGCCCTGCCCGGGGGAAAGGGGCAGCAATACCCCAGGCAGAGCTCCTCGATTGTAGTGGGCGGTCTCGAGCAACCCTCGATTTAGTGCTCATCAGAAACCCTTACCCCGGTCGAGTTGCCGGACCCACTGTGTCAATCAGACGTCGTCGATGTCAAGCTCCTCGAGCTCATCGTCGTCGACTTCAACCTTCTTCGCCTTCTTCTTCTTCTTGGGCGGAGCAGGCTCGTCGTCTTCGTCATCATCGTCATCGTCATCTTCTTCGACGGGGGCGGGCTTGGCCTTCTTCTTCTTGGGCGCCGGAGCCTCATCCTCATCGTCGTCATCCTCGGTGTCCTCGACTTCGTCATCGAGGTCTTCATCCTCATCGTCGACCTGGTCACCCAGCTCGCTGACGGGGAAGGTGGCAACGACGTTGGACTGCAGCTTGCCGTCGTATTCGTCGTCATCCAGGGTCACGGCGATGGTCTTACCCACCAGGACGTTCGGGTTGACCTTGACCTTCTTCTTCGGGACGTTGATCCCAGCAGCGACCAGGAGGTTGCGAACCTTCCAGAACTGATTCTCCTGATGCTTGCAGTAGTAAGGGTAGGTACCCGCTCCCGCCTGAATCGTGAAGAGCCACTGGCCGATGCCATCCTTCTTGGAGGGTGCATCCTCGACTTTCGTGACCTTCGCCTTGTAATCACCAGCGGGCTGGTGCTTCTTGTTGAAGATACCGCCGCCATCCTTCACGTTTGTGAAGTCAACGACTACTTCCTTTGCTGCCATATCAGGCTTCTCCTTCAGTCATGAGTCCTACCAGCTTTGGCAGGGTTGGTGCTTTGATCATCTCGGGCAGAGCGAAGTCGCTCCTGAAGCCCGTGTCATATCTCTCGTGCAGTCCTATCTGCAGCCTTCGTTGGGTATACTTGGTCACCCCATCTTTCTTTGTTACTTGGACAGTGTATAGCCTCCCGATGACATCAACGAGGGAGTTGACTGCCCCTCTGACTGCGTTGGGAAGATCTGGTACGTAGTAGGCATCCACCTCTTGTTCGATGTCGTCATCGTCGTCGAAGGGAGTACCCGTGATCATCTTCTCCTGGGCTGTGTAGCAAACGTTCATCGGCAGGGTGTGGAAGTTGGTAAGCAGTTGCTTCATCATCTCCCCCGACTTGCCGTAGTCTCGCTGCTGCACGAACCCGGGCTGGCGATCCAAGTCTCTCAGCTCTTGAACCTTCATGACATATTTCAGTGCCATGTTGTTCATCCGGGTCAGCCCATCGGGTGAGACCCAGGTGAAAGGAGTCGAGGATTCGCCTTGCTTGATGTGGTTCGGACTGAGCTTGCCCGTCCTCAAAGCTCCGTAAACCTCCTGGATATCTTCCCATCGTTCAACGGGCCACACCCAGGGGTCGAGGTGCTTCATCAAGTCCGTACCATGCTCAGGGTCAATGACGAGGGTATCGTCAATCCCTGCGCTGGTAGCAAACCGGGTCTTGCCCTTCTTATTGCGGGCGTAGACCAGGATCTTACGATAGCCTTCGACATCACTTGGTCGGTGAGCCTTCTTCTTGGCCAGCGCAAGATAGTCCTTGTCGGCCATCTAGTTGTCCCCTTTCAGTCCAGGATTGCGCTCGTCCTGGTAGTAATCCATCGGATCGCCAACCTTGTACCGTTGACGGATAAGGGGCTGAGCGTTACCCCCGAAGAGCTCCATAGTGCAGATGTCAGTGTAACTGCACATGAACTTGCAGTTGTTGCTGGGGTTACGTTCGATGCGATCAGGCTTGTCCCAGTGATAACCATGCATACGAAGGTGAGTCATATAAGCCTCGACTGCTACCCGCTTCAGCATCGCTGGAGACTTCTCGAGGATGTCGCGTCGGAAGAAGCTCGAGGTCGATGCTTCCCCCGGTACATATCGCTGAGACTTCAGGAACCGAAGTTGGTCGGCATAGTCATGAGGGTCAAGCCCATACTTCTTGATCGCCGCAGCCATTGTAGGAAAGTCAGTGTCGACCTTCGACCGACTCAGTCGGGAGCCATCCTGAAGAAGCTTCGGAATCGATGGAGGCTTCGACCGGAGGTAGTTCCAAATGTGGCCCTGTACTGGAATGCCCAGCTTGATCGCAGCCCAGATGTATAGGGCGGACTGAGCGTCAAGGATTCGGAACTCGATGCCGGGCAGCGTCTTATGGTTCTTATGATCAACGATCCATAGCCCATATTGGTTCTCGATCAGGAGGTCAACCTTGCCTCGATAGATTGAGCCATCCGGCAGTTCGACTTCGAGCGTGAACTCAGCCTCGTGAACGATCCAGGGGTCGTCCTTGTAATGCCAGATGTAGGATCGCATCATCCGAGCACAGTCACGCGGCAAATCACCCACCGCCTCCTTCTCTTCGTCGAAGAGCTTAGAGTACTCGATGGTGAGCTCATCATTCCGGGCTTTCCAGTCGCCGCCCTTGTGATGGACCTCGAGCAGCTCATGCATCCAAGTACCCCACCGTAGCGGCTTACCCATGATCTGGGGCTTCAACCGAAGTACGTACTTGTAGTACGCTTGTTGAGGGCACATCCTCATCGTCTTCAACATGGAGTGGGTGGTGATCAGCTTGCCCGTCTCAGGATCTCTGTAGAGATCTACCGATGGGGGTAACGGTTCTGACTTCACCCTGATGTTCTTACCCATGGATTGCCCCTTTCTGATGGTTAATCATATCGCACAAGATCATCGAGGGTCAATTTCCCCGTACTCGTACTGATGTCGGAGCTGATGCCACCCAGGGAAGTTGCCCAAGATCGGCTGGTCTCTCAAGGGTGTGGCGACATGTTCAAGCGGACTCCAATGGCCAGGGTCAGCTGAGACTAGTCGCTCGAACAGCTTGATATCCTCTTCGATATCTCGTTTGCCGTCATGGGTAAGGTAGCTTACTCGGGCGCATCGTGCAGCACTAACCTTACGAGCTGCGTGCAGATCAAGCCCTACATCTACCATAGGATCGATATAGGGTAGATGCCAGGCTCCAGGCCGCAGGACCCGAGGAGTTGAGTGTGTGTACGCTTCCCACATTGCGTCAGCAGCCATACGAATCTCAGGTTGAGCTAGCGGGCTACGTCGCTGGTGGAAGAAGTTGACCCACTCAGTTGAACTAACAATCACTGTGTGCCACATGAATGGTTCCAGTAGCCGGTTGACAACGGATTTGTGAATCCCGAGGTCTACCAAGGCTCGAGCATGTCGAATAGCCATCTCGGCAGCTGAATTCCACACATCGATTGCTACTGTGAAGTCTTCAATCTCTGAGCCCCCTTGCATTCCTGGTTGTTCGAGGGGCCAACTTACCGGGTAGGCCAAGTCTTTCTCGATCCGCTCAATCTGTTTCCGAACAGGGATGGCTCGGCTTGAGGCGCTGTTTCGACTGAAGACTCGGTGGGTGTTGAACTCGGCAAGAACGAAGCGGTGCATCGTCACTTCCATCGTGGTCAAACGACTACCGCCGGGTGCCACTGAGTCGGCAATCACTTTGGCTTGGGGGTTCATCGGTTCTTTGCTTCTTCCTCGATCTGCAGTACAGCAGCCTCTCGGATTGCTTCGTTAAGATCCGTCTCAGCAATGTTCAGCCGTTCGATATCCGTATCCTCATCTTGAGCATGGTCAAGAATGACCTGGGCATACGTCATCGACGCAGCAATTACTCGGGTTCGTGCTTGGATGTAGTTCACAGGTATAGCTCCTTGTATTTGTTCCAGTTGTAGATGTGTTCGGGCTCAACTTCCTTAGCATGACCCCAGTGAGTGCCCACCTTAAGGTCAACCGCAATCGGGATATCCAGGATAACCCCAAACTTCTTAGCTAGAGGTAGGTTTTCCATGGTATCCTTGATCAGTGGCAAGGCTTCGTGAAGATGCTCGTCTCGGCATTCCATGTTATTTGCGTCATGGACTAGACCAAGGCAGTGAGCATCAAGACTGTGTTTCTTGAATGCCTCAGCCAGGAGCACCATGCTCAGTGTATTCATGTCTGAGGCTAGGGCCTGGACTGGGGAGTTAATCGCCTGGCGTTCTGCTTCCTGAACGACCTGCTTGTCGCCGCTGCGGATATCAGGGAGATTCCTGACTCGACCAAGAGGTGACTGCACGCGAGCAAACTGATGAACAAGTCGTCGTTGTCGCTGATGCCATCTAGTAAACCCGGGATACATGTCGAAGAAGGCAACTCGGGATGCTCGAGCTTCCTCATCGGTGAACTCGATGCCATACTGCACCTTAGCAGTTTCCTTGAACTTAGTCCACCACATGCCGTAGAGATAGCCAAAGTTCACTGGCTTGGCTGACTTGCGCTCAGCCGGGGTAATCTGAGAGGCTGGCTTGCCAGTCATTCGTTCGGCCATGGCCATGTGAACATCGACCCCTCGCTGAATCAAGCTCAGCGCCGTCGGATCACGCGAGATAAACGCAGCAAGTCTAAACTCGATCTGGCCGAAGTCGGCCTCGATAAACTTGTAACCAGGCGGTGCGCCGAACAAGCCCCGGATGAATGGGTCTCGTGGCACCTGCTGCAGATTGATTCCTCGACCTCGGTCTCGTGATGCGGTGATCTTCTCTTCATCTTCCTTACCCGAACTAAGGCGGCCAGTCACTGTGCCGGCAAGCTTGAAGGTTGTGTGGATGCGATCGTTGTCATCTACGATTTCCTCGTAGCGAGTAACATATGTACTGCAGTATTTCTGCCACTTCGATCGTTCCATGAGCAAAGCAATGACTGGGTGGTTAGTCTTCTTCAGCTCGATCATGACGGCTTCAGCAACGCTAGGGTCACCTGGGTCACCGTTCTCCTTGGCTTTGCCTCGTGAGATGACTGGTAGCTCGAGATACTCAAACAGCCACCACCTCAGCCAGTTGGAGGCGTTGAAGTTGATCTCAGCTTTCTTGTCCCTCTTGCCCATCGTGGGCCAACCCGGTTCGTCATCGGGGTCCGGTACCCACTCCATCAACTGGGCATCGATCTGGTCACGCATGTCGAAAGATATCTTGACTGCGGAAGATAGCTTCTCACGGTCAATCCAAATCCCTCGTCGCTCAACATCGATCAAGACCTCGTTGGCGGGCATAATCAGCTTAGCAAACAGCCTCAGCAGTCGAGGTTGAGCAATGAGATCTTTGCGGAGGATAAGGTAGATTCGATAGGTGTAGTAAGTATCCAGGGCGTTGTATTCAAGGACCTGGTCGAGGGGGGTATTCCTCAGGTCTTTGGTATCGATGCCCCAGGGGGCCACACCCAATAGAACGCGGCCGAGGGGCTTCAACCCCTTCAACCTATTCTCATCGAGGAGGTGAGCAGCCAGCATGGTGTCAAAGGTCACCTTGGCATTAACCCCGTAGGCTCTCATCCACTTGGCGTCGAACTTACCATTGTGAGCGACCTGCCGAGGGATACCCTCGAAAGCCTTCTTAATGTACTTCAGCGCATCAGTCCACACCTTCCTCATCACGCTTTGAGGGTGGTCGAGGGGGAGAGCAAAGATGAAGATCTTGCCCTCAGTAACGCAAGTACCAGCAAGCGAAACAATGCCGCCGTGAGGGTCCCATTCATCTAGCCCTGCGGTTTCGATGTCGTAGCTAATGAGGTCAGTCCGCTTAAGAATCGACCTAAGCTTCTTGAGCTTCGCCATGTCATCGATGATGTGGATCTTGGGCACCTTGATATGCTCAGTGTTGCCCTGCACCGTGCTGGATAGCAACTGAAGATCAGCTTGGAAGCCCGCCTTCTGGCCTGGGTTGCGAGTGACTGAAGCTGGAGATACAGTAGCGATGAACTTGTAAGTGACTCCCGCCATGGTGTGAGTCTCAACTCGGCCTCGCCACTTCATGATGCCGGAGTGACCTGCCATAGCAGCAAGAGCCTCGTTACCAAACGCGAGTACAAACTTGGGCTTCATCGCCTGGATCTCAGGCACCAAGTATTCTGCGGTGCAAGTCTTCAGGTCACCCTTGCCAGGGTTAACATCGAAGGTTCGGCATTTCACTACTGACGTAAAGAAACATCGTTGCAGGTCGATGCCCGCATTGGCCAACTCAGCCTCGATCATCTCCTGGTATGTCTTCGAGTTAGGCATCCTGGAAACTACCATGATGTCAGGCTTCTTGCCGAACCGAAACCCGACTTCGCAAACTTCGTCAGCAGAGGAGTGCAACTTACAAAGGTCGCAGCTAGGGTTGGGCTGAATCATGATAGTTCCATTATATCAATACCTGCTTGCCTAAGCAATAACACCCCGGAATGATCTCGGTAGTCTTCGCCATACACTACCCTCGAGATCCCTGCGTTGATGATCAGTTGAGAGCAACCAAGGCAAGGAAGGTGTGTACAGTAAAGGGTTGCGCCTTCAACTGCGATGCCGTGCCGTGCTGCATATGCAATGGCATTAGACTCAGCATGGACCGCAATACCGCAACCACCGACGTGTTGTTCCATGCAGCTATGTGAACAGTGCGGTAGGCCAGCTGGAGGTCCATTGTATCCAGTAGCCAAGACTCGACCGTCCCGGGCAATGGCGGCTCCCACCCTAGCACGGCCACAAGTTCCGCGGCTTGAGAAGACATTCGCCACCTCCATTAGTGTTTGGTCTCTAGACGGCCGCTCCATAGATCTCCTCCTCATCTTGGATCAGCTTATCAGTCCGCATCTTAAGCATGGGTTCATCCCCCTCGAAGATGTGTAGTGAGGCTATATTCATGACCAGCGATGATGCTCGACAGGAAATCCCTCGATCCCTGACGCTCCCTACGACCCACTGAAGTAATCTGCAGGCCATATAGACATCATCGATGAAGTGCCGGAAGAGGTCACAGCTTCGAATGTGGTAGACAATATCCATGTTACCGCCACGCATGATGAAGTGATACCCAAGAGTACAAGGTACTCGTTGACCCTCTCGAGCGCCGGTGTCTTCAGGAAACCAGATAGGTAGGTATGCCTGGCGAGTTAGTGGATCCTTGACGATGAGGTTGATAACATCGACCAGGTCTCCATACTCATATCGAATCCCCCGGTTGAATGGGCTTTGTCCCGCTTTCAGTTCTTCCACACCAGCCATTCGAGGCCAGATTCGCTCTGGGTAGGTATGGGAGAATTTCTCGCCTTCTTTATGTTCTCGGTTGCCTTGCTGAGCAAAGGGCCACCACTGTTCAGAGGGAGGGGGGTTGAGAGGGTGACCAGAAATGCGTTCCAGGAAGTGGTCTTCAGCCCAGGGCAAGTTCGGTTTGACCGCAAACTGCAGCTCCTCGATTGTGCCAGGGACTAGGTATCGAAAGACCTGGTGCATCAGTTCAACGCTGTACTTCATCCCTTCTCGCTCATTGACAACCTGGGATTGCCAATGGTTCATAGGCACTCGATCACCCATGTTCCTCATCTTAATCAACAACTGGTCATACTGTCGTTGAAAGTCACTCGTCATCGTCGTCCTCCTCGAGTTCTCCCTCAAACTCTCCGCCGTATCGTTTCCCGATGGGCATGCCGATCTTACTGAAGTCAAGGTCGCTGATCCAGCAATCTGGCAGGGGCTTGTAAGCCTTGAAGAATTCCTTCTGCTCCCCCTTCTTCTCACCCTGCTTGTAGTAAGACCACCCCTCGAATTCCTGAGCCCTCTCGTACCCAAGCACCTCGGTGTGGTACCGTCGCCGGATTCGACGATAAGTATTGTAGGTCATGTCGCCGAGAGTAACGCCGTTAGCGTCATCCGCAATCAACTTCTGCAGCCACTTTCGACTGAGCATGAGAGCGGGGTGGCCATTGATGTACTCAAGCTGCCCCTTCTTCTCAAGCTTCTCATCGGGCCTCATCATCCATCGACGGTACTGCTTAGCCAAGTCCTCATCAGGGTTATTCAGCAAGTAAGCCAGGCTCTTGAAGTTATGGTACTGCATAGCTTCATTCATCCAGACAAAGCTGATGTCCTCGACCGGAATGCCAATCTCGTGGGCAACATATCGACCACACATCCAGGCAATGGATAGGTCGAGGCCACTGAGATAACCCAAGTAGCTAGTTCGTGAGTAGAGGGTGATCTGAGGGCGAGGTCGGGCTTTGTAGCTAATCCCCAGCATACAAGAGCCCCATCGTCGGGTTTCTTTGTTACCCTGCTCAGGACCTCCCCGGGCATGAACAACCTTGGTTCGCATCATGGCGATCCCTCGGCCATCCTTGCCAATGTGCTTTGTGATCTTGTCAAGCCAAAGCCCTAGCTCGACTGGATCGATGTACTGTCGTTGCATCATCGACCAACGACTGGAGGTCAGCCAGAGACTCTTGAGGTTGAAGTCCCACTCCATCGACTTAGCCTCAGCGATCACATTGTGAATCTGGACGTCAACGGAGGAGATGATATCTAGGTCATCTGGCTCGGCATGGATAATGGTATGACAGAGCTTGTCATGCAAGGTTGTCAGGTCAGTTGCTCGGAAGGCTCTCATCAGTCAGGAAGCTTCACTTTCTCGGGGTTGGCGTGTTGCCACTTTCGGAACTGGTCAATCCATCTGGTGATGGATTCACACTGTTCGCTATGGGGGTTGTAGGACTCCACTAATGTTAGGTAGTGAAGCAGTACCATTGTGCTCAGTATATCTTTAGCCCTGAACACGAAGATGGGTTCATCGGCGGTTACTGACTCCAGAATCTCTGCAGCTTTCTCCATACCGGGCAAAGGAAGCTGAGAGGGGTGAACCCTCGGCTGCTCCTCGCCCCCGCCTTCGATAACCTTGAACTTGTCAGCCACTGAATGGACATCCTTCCGGTTGACCGCAGGTGGTATTGTTTGGGTCCACCTCGGTTTTCTCTCTCTTACAAACGTGACACTTAGTACTTACTCCGTCGTAACCATCCTTCTGTCGTTGTCGGTTGATCTCATGCTTCTCAAAGTAGCTCTTGATGAACCACTCAGCCAGCTCAGGGACTGAGTCAGGATAGGGCTCAAGCTTCTCAGCTGTCCCCGGCACTCGAGCATCGATGTGTGGCCCCAGCGCCAACATGATGTTCATAAAGAAGTGCCAGGCATCGATCATCTCCTTAGCCGCGTTGGGTCCATTGATGTGTTTGCTTGTAGCCCAAGGCTTCCAGCCAATCTCGGCAAGCATCTCATGGAGCTCATCGACCAAAGCTGTAACATTCCAGTGGATAAACTCGATGGCCTGTTCGGTTGTCATCTCAGTTGGGTCTGCGTTGAATGATTCCCGTTGCATCAGTTGCTGAGCAGACAGCATCCGACTTAGGTCTCCGCTCATCACTTTGTCTCCCTGTCAAGTCGACTTTCCATGATCGAGAAGATATACTCAAGATCACTCATGTCGTGTCGAGTGTAGTCATAGACTGCCGCTACCCAGGGGTACTGAGCTGCGAAGTTATGATAGAGCCAGTAGATAACCTCAATGTCATTCTGAGCTACTTTGCTGGACTCGTCTGCAAGGCAATTCCGAATAACCACTTCAAGGGGAGGCAAGCATACAATGATGAGAGCTCCTACTTGGCGGAATTGAATCCATGCATTCTGCAACCATTCCTGGTCACGAAGTTCATCTCTGAACGTGGGGTTGGGCAACATGGAGTAGAACGGACTTGAGATGAGGTTGAATCGATCGTAGATCCTTCGCCCAAACCCTTTCCCGATCTCATCCAGGGCATACTGACCCATTGGCTTCAGCGGTTCAGCCGAACTAGTCACTGCCCTTGGTTCCCTGGTCACACCCAGTCGCTCTTCGAGCTGTGTGATCAAGGTAGTCTTGCCAGATCCATCTGGCCCTTCGATAATGAGCATCAAGCCCCCTTTCTTCTTAGAGATAGTATCATCTGGGTTGAATTCCCGTCAATATCTCTGTTCTTGAACATCGGTTATTTGTAGTTACGTAGCAGTCTACGAGGTGAGGACATCACCATCTTAACCACGTCGCCATCAGTCTGGAGTGATTCGTACTGAATCTCGTCATAGGTTCCTCGAGCAAGTAAGAAGACGTAGCGATTAGCCTTGCCTGAGAGGGCAATTCGGTCTCTAGCCTGAGTATAGTTGACGAAGCTCGGCGTGAGTGAGTACCACACCATCGTACTGGCTGATCGGAGATCGATGCCCTCAGCACCCGCTTGGGGGTTCATGATGAAGACACCGGCTCCCTTCTGTTCCTTGAAATCCCTAATAGCCTTGGTCTTTTCTTCCCTCTCCATTCCTCCATATAGGATCTGTGGTGTGACCTTGATGTTCTTGGGCAGCTTGAGCACCATCTGAGCAATGCTTTCGATGTCTGCCCTGAACCTAGCACAGATGACAACCTTCTCTTCCTGGTCAAGCCAGTCAACTAGCAAGTCCTCAAGAGTTCGTAGCTTCTCGGTGCCGATGCGAACGGTGCGCCCCTCGGGGTATTGCACAGTTGGAGCTGTCTTAGCAAGTCCTGAGGTTATCTGGGAGAATCGGAGATTCTGCACCAACTTGATGCTCGCCTCAGTAATCTCCCCGCTCTCAATCTTAGCCACCATTTCCTCAGCCATCTGGTCATATACCTTAGCTGATTCTTCGAGATCAACGTGGATTAGAACATCGGGGAAGGCCGGAGGCAGATCGAAGCATTCTTCCCTAGCCACTGCATATGACTCAGCGTGAACCAAGCGATGAAGTGTCTTGGGGTTCTTCTCCCGAATCCACTGGGGAAAGCCATTCCGCTTTGTCCAAACTCCGAACCGCTCCTTGAATGTACTGGAGGTGTGGCCCCTCACCAGGGCCGACTCAGGATTCAAGAACTTCCATTGCATGTAGAGATCGTGTACTCGGTTAGCTTTTGTAACTGCTGTACCTGTAGCAATCACTCGGTAATCGGCTACTGGACCTAGTCTCACAATGGCAGTAGCTTTGCGAGCACTTGGAGATTTGATGCGGTGGCTTTCGTCAAGGATGATGACCTGAGGCTGCCAAGCCTTGAGCTTCTTCATGAGGTCATAACGGCCCCCTCGAGTCCGAGATCGTTGAATCGACCCGTCCTCCCTCTTGCCTGTTGCCTGGCCCGGGGTTGAGAATGCATCGTAGTTCAGGATCACAAAGTCGAGGATGTCTCGGCCAAAGGGTGGGAGGTCAACTCGCTTCCGGCCCTTGCGGTCCCATACTGTAGTTCGATGTGGGAATGGGCAGTGGGTCTCTATCTCTTCCACCCACACATCGATGATGCCTGCGGGGCAAATGATCAAGACCCTGTTAGCCTTGCCAGCTTGGTGGAGGATGCTGGAATAGTCGATGCAGACCTTGGTCTTACCGGTTCGAGGCTCCATCAACAAGGCACCGCCAAAGCCATTAGAGATCAAAGTCTTAAGTGCCGCTACCTGATGTCGGTAGGGCTTAGTCTTGTACTTGTACTTTGCCATAGATCTTTCTGTCAGTCTCGAGTCTCATCTCAGGTTGGTCAACGGGTCGACCATGGAAGTCAAAGAACCTTCGGGCTTTGTCGGCGATAACTGCTGTTTCTTCTGGTGAGAATTCTGGGTGTTGCTGCATGAGCTTTCTCACCAATACTACGCTCACGCATGTGCGATATTTAATGGGGAAGGCAATGCGGGGCTTCTTCGCCCATCGATCACCTAGTGCTCGAGGGTCGCACTGAACGCAGATAGGGAGGCCAAAGAACTTTGGAGTGCGAGACTTTCGGTCAGGGTAGTTATTCACTACCATCTGGAAACCGCAGTATTCGCACATCACCTTCTTCTGCCAGCTCTGGTCAACCTGATTGAGGTCGCTTCGCTTTAGAGCCCTGGCCAATGTTTGCCCCTTTCCGAGTAGCCGATGCGTTAATCATAATGCGCCCGCACGAGGGAATCAACTTAATCGTTCCACTACGTAACCTACCCTGTCGTAACTAGAACAAGTTATTCTCGTCACCCTTGACGATTGGCACCTTAGCAATTATAGTCATCTCATCGGCAATGAGCAGGGCACTAACGCACTGCCCGATTACATGAAAGGGTGAGGGATTCACCAATGGCAACGAAGAAGAGCACCAAGGCAAAGCCCGCTGAAGAGGATCTCGAGCTCGAGGAACTCGAAGACGAGACCGAAGAGGCTGATGAGGCCCCCGCCGCTGATGAAGTCTGGGGAGTTCGCAACGGGCTCATCCCGCTCATCAAGGAGAAGACCGGCAAGGACTACACGCCTCGTGAGATCCGAACCCTGCTCCGCAAGATGGCTCGGGAAGAGAATGCTCGCATCGACCGGGAAGTCATCCCCGGCAACAAGAGCCGCTACGCCTGGGACGGCCCGGATGACCCCG